GATGAGGTGCCGGAGCACTATCTGATCCAGACGCAACACGCGATGATGGTGACGGGGCTGCTCGTCGCCGATCTTGCCGTGTTGATCGCGGGCCAGGACTTTCGCATTTACACGATCGAGGCCGACCCGGAGCTGCACGCCGCAATGCTCGAAGCCGAGTCCGAATTCTGGCAGCACGTCCTGCACCGCACGCGCCCGCAGCTCGACTTGCGCTCGCCGGGCGCAATCAACGTGCTGAAGAAACTCTATCCCGGTTCTAACGGGCAGACGGTCGACGCCGATGATTTGATGGTGAATCACTGGCGCCCACAGTTAGAGAGGGCGAAGGCTGAAGGCAAAGCGGCCGCAGCATTCGAGAAAGAGGCGAAGGCGGCGCTGCTCGACTTCATGGGCGAGGCGGCGCTGTTGCGCTTCCCGGACGGCCGCGCGCTGCGGCGGCAGAAAATCGAGCGCAAGGGCTACAGCGTCGAGCCGACGAGCTTCATAGACGCGCGTTTTATCAACATCAAAGGGTGAAGGAGAAACTGCCGATGAGCACTGAAAGCAAAGAGGTCGCAGAGGCAACAGTCGAGCCGCCGGATGAGCGGCCGTTGAATCCATTCGACACCGGCCCGATCGTCGCCGCTCCCACCGGCGCTGCGGCGGCGGCGCTGGTGCAGCGCGAGGTCGCAGAGGTGCAGAGCGCGATGGTGATTGCGAAGCGCTTCCCGCGTGATCCGAAAGTCGCATGGGATCGCATCATCACCGCCTGCACGCGCCAAGCGCTCGCCGAGGCGGCGCTCTACTCCTATGCGCGCGGCGGGACGCCCGTCACGGGGCCATCGATCCGGCTCGCCGAGGAGCTGGCGCGGCAGTGGGGCAACATGCTCTGCGGCGTGACCGAGATTTCGCGCCACGGCGGCCAGTCCGAATGTCTCGCCTACGCGTGGGATTTGGAGACGAACTTCCGCGACGAGAAGCGCTTCACCGTGCGGCACTGGCGCGACACGCGACAGGGCGGCTACCCCGTCACCGAGGAGCGCGATATCTACGAAATCATTGCCAACATGGGCGCGCGGCGAAAACGAGCCTGCATTCTCGCGATCATCCCCGGCGATGTGACCGAGGCCGCAGTGGTGCAGATTCAGAAAACGCTCACGACGAAGGTGCAACTGACGCCCGAGCGGCTGAAAAACATGCTCGACGGCTTCGCCGAATACAGCGTGAGCAAAGAGCAGATCGAGAAGCGCATACAGCGGCATCTCGATGCGATTACGCCTGCGCTCTTTGTGAACCTCGCTGCGATTTATAACAGCCTCAAGGACGGCATGAGCGCGCCGGGCGACTGGTTTGAGATGCCGGAGGGCGTTGCCGGCGCAGAGCCGGCGACCAAGACGGCCGCGGTGCGCGAGAAGCTGGCGCTCAAGCGCGGCCAAACCGACAAAGGAGACGCGAAATGAAAGCACGCATTGCACTCTACGGCTGGCGCCGCTGGCCGGACTGGAAGCCGACGGCGCTGCTCGATCGCGAGGCGGTGAAGGATGCCGATTACGTTCGGCTCACCGAATTCGTCGAGGTGGATTTTCCCGAGCTATCCGCCGATGATGCGCGGGTCGAGAAAATTGCCGTGCTCGAAACAGAGCGCGCACACGTCGTCGACCGCTTCAGCAAAGAATTAAAGTCACTCGACGATTCGCTGCGCGAGCTGCGCGCCCTCCCGGCGCCGGCCGCGCCGCCACTGAGTGCATCGCCTGAGCAACGGGAAGAGAGCCCTGCGTTCAACTAACGGCGATACACCCCGCGCCGACTCGGCTTGCAGTTTTTCCGGGCCGGCGCGGGTTTCCTTGGAGATACAACAATGACAACGACAACAATTTGGAGCCTTCGCAAACGCCACCGCCTACTGAAGCGCGCTCGGCTACTCGATGAGTGGGCGCGGCGCATCCGCGCGCGCGTCAAAGCGCATACGCCGAAGCGTCGGCAGCGCGCCGCAGCAGAGGAGTCACCGACATGACGATCCAGATTACTGACTCGGCGATTGCGATGTGGCAGGTCGAGCTTGACGGCAAGGGCAACGTGATCGCTTACCTGAGCCGCGGCGCCGACGGCAGGCTGCGCGCGATATATCGCTTTCGCTGGTATCGCGATGACGTGATCGGGCCGGAGAGCAAGGACGTGCGCCGCTGGTATGAGATGAAGATCAGCAGCACGGACGATGAGAGTATGGTGCTCGCGAAGCTGCGCTCGGTCTTCGAGCGGCTGCGTGAGAACTACACCGGCGCGACCGGTTGGGAAGTGCTGCGCGGCAATCGCAGCCTTGAGGAATTCACCGACGCGATCTCGGCGATGCCCGGCATGCACACGAGAGTGGAGGCGCGCCCATGAGCGAGCTGTTCGCACGCGAGCACGAGGTTTATCTAGGCGACGGTCTCTATGCCTCTCACGAGCCGGAGCGCGAGTATGTATGGCTGCGCGCGCCGCGCATGCCAGTCGATCACATGATCGCGCTCGAATCCCCGGTGATCGATCATCTGCTGCTGTACCTCTGCGAGTTGGGGTACGGCGAAGCGCTTGAGCGGGCGCTCGATGAATACCGGGAGAATGAGGCGGCGAAGCCTAAAGCGCCGTGAAGTTGTGTTGAGTGTGTTAATTGATTAACCAGGAGTGATGCATATGCGTAACCAAAAATGGCTGTTCGTTGCTGTGATGCTGCTCGGTTGTCTGCCGGCATTCGCCCGCACGCCGATCATCATTGTTGAAAAGGGCATACCCGCCTTCGGCTCGCTGCCGTTCGGCGACCAAGCGCCGGCACAGAAAGCGAAGCCGATCATCATCATCGAAAAGAGCAAGCCGATTCCGACGAGACAGGTTGGAGGCGCGAAGCAATAACAAGGGCAGCGTGACCCCCCGGAGGCTCTCTCCGGGGGAGTTGCGGAGGGTGCCGCCATGATGAGCGACGACGAGCTTGCGCGGTATCTCGGCATCGAGCGCGCGAAGGACCGGGCGAAGATCCTTGCAGCGCTCACGCCGAAAGAGCGCGCCGGCTATGAGCGGATGCGCGACGTCGAGTTGGGAATCAAACTTTGGCTCGACGGCCTAGCGCCGCGGCCGCCCGGCATCATCTGCTGCCGCCGCAACGCGCAGCGCAAGCGTGGCATCGCCGGTGAGTAAGGTGGCTGATCTTATGCAACGCGCGCGGGAATTTGCGAATGACCCGCCTGGTGATCCGCGCGGCCCCGCAGAGCAGTTGGTGGATGAGTTGGCCGACGAGATCGAGAAGTTGCAGAGGATGGTTGACCATCTGTTCGAGGTTCATCACTGCAATTGCGAACTGGGAGTCGCTATTACGACGGCACAGGTTCTAACAACTGAGCCGAACAAGCTTGAGACTTTCGTTAACGCGCTCGCCGAGTCACTGCAGGAGGCGTACGTCGCGATGGATGAGATTGCGCTGCCGACCGCCGTCATCTTTGCGGTGCTGAGCGCGGTCGAAAATGCCCGGCAGAAGGCAGACATATGAGCGTCGGCGCGTGGTATCTCGACGACGCCGACTGTTGGATCTTCGACATCGCGCCGGGCGTGCGCGTGTGGATTCAGGCGCGGCCGCCGTACTGTGACCGCGGGCACTGGGTCGCGCACGTTGATGGCATTCGCTCGATCGATGATGCGGATAGCTTCCCGCGTTACTACATGTCATTAGAAAGGGCGAAGGAAGAAATGCAGGAATGGCTTGTATGGCGGCTCATGCGCGAGCGGGCTGGCGAGTGAAACTCGGGCACTGCAAGCGCTGGAATGGCTACACCAAAAACGGCTACGCATTCGTATACATCGGTGGGCGTGGATACTATCTGCATCGACTGATATTTGTGAAAGCATACGGCGCGCTCAAGCGCGGAGAGTGCGTATTGCATCGCTGTGATGTGCGTAACTGCATTCGACTTTCGCATCTTTTTAGCGGCACTCGTGCTGACAACAATCGAGATATGTGGGCAAAGGGGCGTGGGCAGATTCCTGTGATCCGCGGAGAGATCCACCACAAGGTAACAGTGTCAGATGCAGACGTGCGCATTGCGCGACGCGCGCGCGGTACGCAGCGCGAGATAGCAAAGCGTTTCGGAGTTGCTCAAGCAACGATCCAACGATGGAAACAACACATAACAAGAGCGAGCGCATGAAGTTCTTATTGCCAGAAGCAGCAATGACTCAGCACATCATCGTGCTCGGGAAAACACGCTCGGGGAAAAGTTCAAAAATGCGGGTCCTGGTCGAGCATTTACTTAGCGAGGGCAAACCAGTCTATATCGTAGATCCCAAGGGTGACTGGCACGGCCTTCGATCGAGCGCCGACGGCAAGCGCGCGGGCTACCCGATCGTGATTTTCGGCGGCGAGCACGGCGACGTGCCGCTCAACGCGCATGCCGGCGCCGCCGTTGCCGAGCTGATCGCCACGGGCAACCGCCCGGCGCTGATCGATCGACGCCGGCAAGATGCTGCATTGGGCGAACCGGCTCGCGAGTGAAGGTGCCGGCAAAGGCGTGACGCTGATCGCCGCCTCGCAGCGGCCGCAGAAAGTTCACAAGGACTTCGTGACGAGCTGCGAGACGCTCATCGCGTGCCGCGTTGTTCACAAGCTCGATCGCGATGCGATCAAGGACTGGATCGATGGCTGTGCAGATGCGGCAAAGGGGCGCGCCGTGCTCGCGTAGCTCGCCGGCATGGATCGCAAAGAGGCATGGGTGTGGTCGCCCGAGATCGACTTCGGGCCGAAGCGCATCGCGTGGCCGATGTTCAAGACTTACGACAGTTTCAAGCCGCAGCCGGCCGATGCGGGCAAGCTCAAAGGATGGGCGGAGGTTGACCTTGAGGAAGTGCGCGGCAAGCTGTCGAGCGCAATCAAAGAGGCCGAGGCGAGTGACCCGAAGCTGCTGCGCGCGCGCATCGCAGAGCTTGAGCGGCAGATCGCCAAGCGTGCGCCGCCGGTTGCGAAGACTAATCCTGCCGAGCTGCGACAGGCCGAGCAGCGCGGCTACGACCGCGGCCGAACCGATGGCGAGCGCTACCGGCTGAAGGACCGCGAGGCCGATCACAAGGATCTGCGGCAGGCTGTGCATCGAGCGGTCGATGCGGCGATGAATGAGGGGGCGCCACTTGCGTATGTGGGTGTGGTGCGAGTCGAGCCGCAGCCGCGAATTGTTCCCAAGCCATCCCGCGCCACCGGCGGCAACGGCGCCGGGGAGAAGCTGCCGAAGGCCGAGCGGCGCATCCTGACGGCGCTCGCTCAGTACCCCGACGGGCGCTCGAAAGTGCAGGCCGCGGTGCTCACGGGCTACGCCGTGAACGGCGGCGGCTTCGGCAATGCTCTGTCGGCGCTGCGCATCGCGGGGCTGCTTGAGGGGCGCGGCGAGCAGCTCAAGATCACGCCGGCAGGGCTAGAGAGGCTCGGCCCCTTCGAGCCGCTGCCGCAGGGCCGTGAGCTGCTCACCTACTGGCTCGCTCAGCTCGGAAAGGCCGAACGGGCGGCCCTGGAAGCTCTTTGCCGCGCCTACCCCGGCGAGCTGACCAAAGAGCAGCTCGCGGCGCTGGCCGGCTACGAAGCGAACGGCGGGGGCTTCGGAAACGCCCTCTCTCGCTTACGCACGCTTGAGCTGATCGGCGGTCGGGGCACCCTGAGAGCGTCCCCGGCCCTCTGCGACTGAGCGGCGTAGAGAGCGTCCTATTCAGCCGAGCCCCGCTCCTGGGGTGAAGTAGACCCCGCCGGCCCCGCTATAGAGCACGGCGGCCGCCCATAGCTTGCCGGCGAAGATCGCGGTGAGCTGCGCGCCAGATAGCGTGATGATCTGCGCGGCGTCGGGGCCGATGATGAGATCGCAGTCGGCCGGCGGCGGCCCGCTCCACGCTTTAGCGACCACCGACTCATCGCCGAAGGCGACATAGGCGTAGAGCGGCTGCCCGGCGGTAGCGTTGAAAATTCGAATCTGCCCGCACTGCCACTGCGGGAGCTGGTAGGCGCGCGAGGTCGTCGAAGTCTGCCAGCCGATTGTTTTCGCGAGAACTTGAAACGGCTCGATGGGCGTCGGCATCGCTGTCCCCCTTCATTGGCGGGGGCGGCATGCGGCTGGCCGACCGAGCCACCGCCCCCTTCGACGTCGGCCTCCGCCCTCTAGCCTACTCGCCGCCGCGGATCTTGCGAATGATCGCTTCGCGGATGCGCTCGATCACCGTCGTGCGCGCCGCGCGCTCCTCATCGACGTTGATAAAGTCACCATGCTGCGGCGGCGGCTGTAGCACCGGCGGCGCAGCCGGACCCGGCAGCTCTGCACGCTGCTTTACCGGGCGATGCCCGGCCTGACGTCGATCCTCCGCGCGGCCCTGCCAGGAGAAAAAATCTTGATCCTGATACTGCAGAGGCGGCTTCACACGAGATGCCCGAGGATGTAGCCGAGAGCGAAAACGGCGGCGAGCAGTAGCAGGCGCCAGCGCCAGCGACGCGAGGGCCACGGCCGCGGGGCGTTCACCCTGACTCGAATCTGCTCATGCTTTGGCGGCGACACGTTTCAAGTCCTGTATACCGCGGCTCGCAACGACCTGCGCGCCGAGGCCGATGTCGAGCAACAGCGCAGCGCCGGGGGTAAGCCGATAGATCGGATCGGGCAACCGCGGGCAGATCCGCGCCTGCTCTTGCGCCCAAATTCCCAACTCGTCGCAGAACCATGCGCTCTCACTGCGCCAGTTGCGGTCGCGCACGCTGCCGGTGAGAAAGTCCCGTATGCCGATAAAGTCGTACGGCTTGCCGAGCTGCCCGATCAGCGCCGCCTGCCAATGCCCGTACTGAGCCTCCGTGCCCAACTCGAGCAGCACCCACCGTTTACAGTCATCGAGATAGCCGGCCGGGCGCCTCTGCACACCCGGCGGTATCCGCCCCTCGCCGCGCACCTTGATAGCGTCACTGCGCGCATCGATGATCGAACTGTCAGAGAGCACGTTCGCGAAGTGCGACCAGCCCCCGCCCCCCCACCATTCGATGCAGCGCGACGACCACGCGGTGTCGGCGATCAGCATCACGCGCGGGCGGCGCTTGCTCAGAGCCAAGCGACTCTCTCAGCGGCGCGGCGTCGGAACGACCGTAGCACCGCGCACGGGCGGGCCGGCAGAGGGGCGAATAGCCGGCGCAGGCTGTGCTGCAGCGGGAGGCGCGGCAGGTGCCGCAGGAGCAGGCGCCGCAGGTGGCTCTACCGGCAGCGGCGCAAGCTCGGGGGCGGCGGCCGCGGGAGCTGGCGGCGGCGGCGCATCGACGTGAATCATCGAGGTCGTCGCCTCCTGAATCAACTGCGCGATCTGCTGCAGCTCGCTCTGCAGGATGCCCGGCTGCGCGCGCTCTAGGTCGGCGACCGCACCGGTGAGCTGCGCAATGAAGTTGATCGCCGTGGGGTTTGCGGCGATCTGCTCGGCGGCTTTGACGAGAATCGGCAGCGCGACCGCCTTCTCATCGGCGAGCGCCGTTTCCCACAGAACGCTGAAAAAAGAGCTTATCGAGAGCTTCGGTGCTGCGATGGTCATGTGGGCTTGTCTCCTGCGGTTGGTTCGACTGGAAAGTTGATCGCCTGCGCTGAAGCGCGCGAGCCGGTCACCATCGGCATCGGCAGCGTTACGCGCGCATGCGCGGCATACGCGATCGCGGCGGCCGAAAGAGCGTCCATGAGCCAGGACGCAATCGAATTCGCATCGAGCCCGTAGATCGAGAGGTCGATGTGATACTGCCGCTTGAGGATGCCGAGCCCCTGCACGAGCGCGGCGATGAGTAGCCCCTGCAGGATGCGCGAGCGATACCAGGGGATCGCCGCCGGTGATGTGATGATAGTCGTAGCGGATTCGGCATCGGCGGCAGGCGTTGCATCGACCATAGCGGCGTACCTCTGTGCTGCGATAAGCAGCTCGGCAGCGTAGTCTTCGCCATCGTCGTGTCGCTCCATCGCGTCACAGTTCTCACTTGTTGCGCCGTGGGCGCACCGGCATAGGGACATGCTCGCCGGCATGCTCACGGGCATAGTCCCAATTTGCCTCTAATCGTGTGAGCCGCGCTTCGTCCTCCGCCACTTGCTGCTTGAGCGCTGCGAGCATGCTGCTATCGGGGACGATCTGCGTGATATGCACCACCTCGGTTTCGAGCACCACGACGCGCGTGCGCAGCGTGATAATGTAGCCGCCCGCTGCGGCGATCACTCCGGCGATCGTCAGTAGCGCCGGCAGTGAGAAATTCTCCCGCGCCCAGTACCACGCGGGCGCGCGTAGCTTGAGGACTCGACCGACGATCGTATCGGCATGGTCGTCCTCGCTCACGAGAGCCCAAGTGCCCGCCGTGCGCGCAGCCAGTACTTGATGCGCAAGTCGAGGCCGTTATAGCCGCCGTTCCAGCGGTAGCAGCACTCGCCGAATTTCTGCGCATCGGCGACGGCGTTTAGCTTTTTCTCTTCGCTCCAGATCCATGCCGCTGATTCGCAAGCGGGCACGAGTTGCTCTAGCAGCTCCGGCTGCGCGACCAGCGGCAGCTTGAGCGCTTTCTGCAGCGCCATGTACTGCCAGCGCCCCGTCGCTTGCCCAAGGCCGCGGCCTTTGAACCGCTCGCCGTCGCCGGGCTGTGAATTGCCGAGCACGCGCGCAGCGGCAGAGGGCGGCTCATACGCAATGCCGGAAGCCTCTTCGCGCAGCTCGCGCAGCTCGTTTGACTCCTCAGCGATCGTCGCGAGAAACGCCGCGGCGCGCTCCGGTGTATTGATGTCGTACTGCGCCATTGCATCCGTGAGCGGCTGTGCGAACTGCGCGGCGCGCGGCCCCGCATCCGGCATGATCGCGAGCAACTGCTGCGCCGTGATCTGCAGCGTGTCAGTCATCGTCGTCCTCGCCCGGCGTCTGCTCGGTCTCGGGCAGCACGCGCTGCGCTTCGCGAATCTCCAACAGCGCGTCCTCCAAATGGTCGCGCGCGCGGGCGAGAAGGCGCTGCGAGTGAAACGAGCCGAGGTTCGCTGCAACTTCCGAGGCACGGACGACGATCTGAATCTCGCGATTCACCTTATCAGCGGTTTTGATGAGCCGCTCGATCTGAGCTTTCTGGTGCGCGTGACTGACGTCGGTAGGCATGGGTCAGTATGCCACCTCAGTAGGCGAGGCAGGCGAATTCGAGCACGTCGTTCGCGGTGACCGAGGTCATGGTGAACGTGACCGCAGTCGTGGAGATTGCGCCGGTTTGCGTCATCGTCGTCGGCGTCGTGACATCGCGGCCGAAGCACACATGCTCAGTTTTCGCATAGTCGCTCAGCCCTAGCGTGATAGTCGAAGCGCCGGTGGTGCCCGTGCATGTGAATTTGCCCGCCCACTTTCCACCGCTCACCGCGGTGGTCGTAGCGCACGCGCCCGTACCCGAGCTGACGCTGAAAACGAAGCCCGCGGCGTGCAATGCACTGGTGCTAGTCAGGATGCCGTTGCGAACTGTGCCGATGCCGCCGGGGACGATTGCAATGTCGCCGCCATTGTTGCCGCTGCCGCCGGGAGTGCCGCCGTTTATGGTGACACCGCCGCCAATCCCGGCACCGGTGACCGCGTTGCCGCCGGTGACTACAACGTTGCCGCCGTTGTAGCCGGATAGCGTTGAGCTGCCGGCGGTTAGATCGAGATCGCCGCCATAGCCGTTGCCGGTTCCGTTGAGAAGGATTTCACCGCAACCGATATAGTTGAACTGCCCCGAGGTTGTGTCGCGATCGCAGCCGTATAAGAAAAGACCGGTCGATGCGGTTGTCGATTCGACAACGCCGGGGCCGCCGCCCGCTGAGGGCATCTGAAACGCCGGGTAAGCAGACTGCACGAGTTTGTAAGTGATACTCGCTCCGCCGAAGCTGCTGCTGTTGTTGTACTGCACGTTGCCGGAGCTGCCGCCCGGGCTGCCGCCGCTCGCCGTGTGACACGCGCCGTCGGCGCCGAGGTACTGAGTGCCCGAGCACGAGGAAAATGCCGCGACGATGTTGGCCGCGCTCGCTTGCGTGACGGCAGAGCTGCCGTTGCCGTAGAGCACGCCCGTAATCGTTCCGGCCTCGCCGGTTCCGCCGCGTGAAGTTGAGAGAGTGCCCGCGCTGATATTGCTCGCGTTCGTTGTATCGGTCGTAGCGGACGCGGCGAACGCAACCCCGCTCGTCTTGGTGCAGGTGACGGAGTTGCTGCCAGAAGTGGTGCAGTCGCCCGATAGCTCGGCCGCAGTCATCGCGCTCGCGTTGCCGCGCACAAGGCCGGTCAGCGTCGAGGCGGTGCCGGTGCCGCCGTTGGCAATCGACACGGGCGTCGCGAGTGGCACGGCGCACGAGCCGTCGCCGCGCAGGAATGTAGAGCTGCTGCAAGTACCGGAAAAGAGCGCAATGACATTCGGATTTGTCGCCGCCGTATAAGCGCTGCTGCCGCTCGCGTAGGGGATGCCGGTGATCGTGCCCGCTTCGCCCGTGCCGCCGTTGGTGGCGCTCACCGGGAGTGCCGGGGCGCCAGAGGCCGCGCAACTGCCATCACCGCGCAGAAAGGTAGAGCTGCTACATGAGCCGGAGAATAGCGCGATGACATCACTGCTCGCAGCGCTCGAAGTCTGCGGCGAGGCGGTGCTGCCTTTCAGCACGCCGTTGCTCGGTCCGAACAACGGATAGAGCTGCCCCTGAGCGAGCGCGGGCAGAAGCAGCAGCAAGGCGAGAAGCGAGCGAAGCGCTTTCATACTTGTATCCATTTCCCGACAGTCGAGTTGTAGAGGATCGTCACCGCCATATATTGCAACGGAAGCGCGATGCTCGGGCTGACGATCTGCAACTGATTGGCAGCGGATGATGAGCCGCTGAGCGATGAGAGCGTGACAGCGTTGCCGCTCGAATCGATCTTGCGGATCGTCAACCGCTGCCCGTCGCGCTGTGAGACAAAGCCGGTGATCGTGATCGCTCCCGAGGTGGCGTCAACGTCCCACACGTAATCGCTCGCGCCCGGCAGCGCGATGTTATTGCCGCCAGCGGTGACCGACTTCTGCAGCGGCTTCGTGCTGTACCAGTTGTTAGAGCCGAGCGGGGATGCGGTGTCAGGGTCGGACGTATTGCCGTCGAGCGTGTTGATCCAGAACGCGTTCGGATCGGCCTCCTGCACGAGCACCGCGCCGATCTTATAGCCGCCCATGTCCGCTGCGAGCGTCGCATCGAAGAGGTATGGCTGCCCCGCAGCGATTGCAGCGACGTGCGCCGAGAGCAGGTACAGGATGCCGTTCGCATCGACGCCGAACGGCGGGATGCCGCCCGCCAGCTCGCTCGTCATCGTGAGCGGCGGGAAGCCATCGTGAAGTGAGGCCGCGCCGTTGGTGATGCCGATCTGTGAGGCGGTCGGGAACGGGTTGGTTCGCCCGCCCGCAATCGGTGAGGCGGGCGAGGAGTCCGGCGCGTCGATCGCGAACGCTTCGGGCAGTCGGGGCGGAGTCGGTTGACCACTCATAATCGTTGCGCCTCTCTCAGTTGCCGATGGCGATCCAGTAGCCGCCATTCGTCACGTTGTTCAAGCCGTCGAGTGAGTCGTACACCACATTCATGCCGGAGGTCGTCAGGCTGCTTACCTGCCCAGTGCCGGCCGCACCCGAGGTCGAGCGCTTCGTCACCGCGAGGCCGATGAACGCTGCGTGCGGAAAAGCGATCGGGAAGGTGACATGCACCAACTGCGGCGTCGTACCGTTCGCTTGCGTGTAACCCCATTGGATGATGAGCCCGCTCGGGAACTTCTGATATCCGTTCTGAATGAGCGACGCGCCGGGGTTGACGAACGCCGTAGTCGCGAGCTTCGTCGACGCATCGCCGACGCTGGCGGTCGGTGCCGTTGGCGTTCCGGTGAGCGCGGGTGAGGCGAAGATCGTCTGTTTGAAAAACGTGAGCGAAGCGAAGCGGTAGTAGCCGTCATTCGCCGTGTTTTGGACGGCGACTGATCCGATCGCGGGATTCTCAGTCGGCGAGCTCGACTGATTGAAATAGGTCGCAAAGAGCGCGCCGGCAGAGTTGCGCTGTGCGAGCGTGAGCGGCGTCGCCGCCTGCGCGATCGGCACGGAGAGCGGCGCCACCGTCGGGTTGAGATTCGAGCCGTCGCACCACACGCCGATCGGCGATGACGGGCCGCCCTGCGGGATGGCGACGCCGGTGCCGCTCGGCGTCTTCACCGTCGTCGTATAGGCGCCGGTGGTGTTGTTGACGATCAGCCATTGCTGCGAGGCGTTCGCTGGCAGCACATAGTTTAAATTCGAGCTGAGCGTGCCGGCGAGCGTGATGATGTAGCGGCGATAGACGCTCGGCGGAGCGGTGACGGTGCCGCCCGTCAGGCTCGCAACGGCGGCGATGCCGATCGAGATGCCGGGCACCCAGTTCACCGCGTGCGCGTCATCATCGGGGTTGGTTTCATTGCCCGTCAGCGCGTTGACCCACAGCCCCGTGCCGTCGCCCATGCCGAGCAGCGCGCCCTTATCGTAGCCGCCGATCGCGGTCGAGTATGAGGAATTGAATTCGTACGGCTGCCCGGCCTGCAGCGCGCAGATCGCCTGCGTGATGGTTTGCAGGATGCCGTTGAAGTCCTGCCCGAGCGGCGGCAGGCCGCCCGATACTTCCGGCTGCATCGTGATCGAGGGGAAGCCCTGCGACCAGCTCGCGGCATTCGCCGGCGAGCCCGGCGGCAAATCCGGGATCGGGAAGTTGACGAGATCCGAGGCTGCGAGATCCGCAAACGGCTCGGGAATGAATGTCGGTGTTGGTACGCCCATAGCCTTTTACCCGCCGTTGTAGAACACGCCGAAGTCGAATGGCCGCGCGCTGCTGCCGGCCTCCTCGAAGCCGAAGAACGCGCCGGCCGGCACCACGCTAATGTTGACCTTCACGCCCGCCGGGTGAGCGATCACGCCGCTGTAGGCGAGGATCGCGTACTCGATCGTCGAGAGCGAGAAGTTGAACACGTAGCTCATCGCCATCCCGCCGAGATCCTGCGTGTAGCAGCGGCCGCGGCCGGGGAAGAGATTCTGAATCAGCGCGTTGAGCGCCTGCGCCGTCGTCGCGCAGATATTCGCAAGCGCCTTTGTCAAGAGCAGCACGCGATACGGGCCGTCATCGAGCCGGTAGGAACCGGTCGAGAGCGCGCCGGTATAGAACGGGCCGCCGACGGTGGAGTTGTTTTCGTTGCCGAAATTCTCCCAGTCGGGCGGCACATCGTCGTTGTCGAAGCCGAAGGCGCCCGAGCCGCCGGAGATTGGGATGATGCGACTCACGCCGAGGATCAGCCCCCATATGTCGAGGCCGAAGCCGCTCGCCGTGTCGATATTCCACACCGTGAGGTAAAACTGCTGAATGTTCACAGCCGGGTCGAAGTACGCGGCGAAGTTCTCGACCAGCGTGATGAGTGTTGGGCTGTTCGCGTACTGCGAGATCACGGTCGCATCGACATCAAATTCCGGCACGACGAACGACACGCCGAGATCAACGGCAGAGCCGCGCAAGGCGAGCGAGCCGCCGACCGGGCTCTGAGTGGCAACGAAGCCGACAGGCTGCGTGGAGTCCGTGACCGCGGTGATCGTGCCGACGATGAAGCCGGCGGCTAACAGCACGCCGCTCGCTGCACCCTCGGTAAGTCCTACGACGTTCGGCACGGCAACGGTGTTAGGGCCGAGTGAGATATCGAGGCTTACGGGCGAGCCGATCGCGGCGCTTGAGCCGGCGACGGGCTCTTGACCGAAGACGATGCCGACCGCCACCGTGCCGCTGTACTCATAGGTGATCGGGCCGAGCGAGAGGCCGGCGGCTGTGATTGCGGCGAGCGCGCCGGCCTGGGTGTCGCCGATGCAGTTCGGCACCTGCGGCCCGGAGGACTGCAGAATGTTGACCGCTGCGCCGGGCGAGAGAACGGTGCCGGCGACCGGCGAGGTGCTGATAATGATGCCGGCGGGGATCGTCCCGCTCGGCGTGCTCGAGACCGTGCCGACGGTGAGCCCGGCAGCGACGATCGCCGCTTCGCCGACCGTGAGCGTGTCGCCGACAACATTCGGCACGACCGCTGCGATAAAGAGCGTGCTGATCGCGCCGGTCGCGCTGAGCGCAATCGCCTGACCGCTTACCGAGTCATAGCAGATCGCTGTCGCATAATGAAAGCCACCGCTCGGGAAAGAAAAGTCATCCGTCGTCCACGTCACGCCGCCGTCTTCGGTGTCGACCCCCGTCGGCGGCGTGGGGCTATTCAGCGCGGCGATAACGGTGTTGTTGACAGTCGCGAGAACGGCGCGCGCTGTCGCACTGCCAAGCATACCTGCACCGACCCACGGCGGAGGTATGACGGCTGTAGCGGTGAGCAGCCCCGCCACAGTCGACGCAAACATGATTCCAGGGTCGCCACTACCGAGGCTCGGGTTACTGTTGCTCATCGCAACATACCCAACACTCGGGTCGTAGCTCAGCGCGGCGGACGAGGCAGCGGTGCCCTGAAAGCACAAGTAATTCGTGAAGCTGCCGACATGCGTCCACACGGGGCCGGCGCCTTGTGAGAAGCCGCTCGGCGCGGTGTAGATATCGCCGTTCGCACTGTTGGCGTTCGCTTTGACAACCGCGATGAAGTGCGAGCCATCCCACAACAGGCAGCCAGAAAAGAGCGGTTGGGCGAACGGCCATGACGTCGAAGTGGTGAACGTCGTGCCGCCATCGGTCGTCCACGCGCCGTTCGCTCCAACGGTGGCGCTCACAAAAATGCCGCGGCCGGCACCGTCCCCGGCACACGGCCCTATCGCATAGCCGACTCCGGCGCCCCTGCTAACCCATGTGATGCCGTCATCGGTCGAAACATCGATAAAGCTGACGCCATCGTTATTAGTAATCGCCCACTTGCCGCCGCCGAGGATCGCGAAGTTGTCAGCGATGCCGCCGAAACTTGAGCCCGTTACCCACGTCACGCCGCCGTCGGTGCTTCGATAGACGATGCCGAAGTGCGCAGCAAGTGTTGTGCCGCCCGCGCTCTTTACGTCGTAGCCGCCGCCGAAGGCGGTGCCGAGTTGAGCCTGATAAGTCCAAGTCGGCATGGCGGCGTGTTAGATCAGATTCACCGTGACGGCGTGCAATACGGGCGCCTGATCGATGCCGACCTGGGCGGCGGTGCCCGTCGCCGTGCCCGTAATTACCTCTGGCGAGCTGACGGTGGAGAGCGCCGCCTTGCTCATGAGATACGTGCCGACCTGACCGGGCGTGCCCGTCAACTGCTCGACGACGATCGTGCCGGCCGGGATCTGACTCGTCGCATCGGTCAGCTCGGTGCCGGGAGTGAGCGCACCGGAGGTATAGCCGGTGACTGTCAGCACGTGCGTACCGCTCACCAGCGTGCCGTGGCCGGAGAAGGCCGAGCCGATATAGATCGAGAGCACCTGCACCGGGATCGACGGCCCCTCGCAGTTCGCCACCGGCCCGTAGAATTGCGCTGCGAGAAAGAGCGAGCCGATGCGCACGCGCTGCCCGCTGTTGTTCGTGCCGTTGAACTGAGCGAAGCACGCCGCCGTGACGTCAGCGACGATCGTGCTCGGCAGCGCGGAGCTATTGACGATGTTGACGGTGAGGCTGAAAGAGACTGGATTCTCGGCGCAGTTGTTGAAGGTGATCGTATAGCTCGGCTGCGGGAAGGAGTAATTCGTATCCACCACCGTCTCGGTGGTGTTGCCGTTCATGTTGCAGCCGAGGTCTTTCTTCGTCCAAATCGCATTCGCGATGTCCTGCGGGACGCCGCCGATCACGCCGACGTAGACCGAGTGCGGCAGAAGCGTGTAGAGAGTCGAGCCGACCAGGATCGGATCATCGGTCACGTTCTCATACACATAGGCATCGGTGACACCCGTGAGATCGATCACCGCCCCATAGATAGCGTCTGCGCTGCCGTGCGCGTTGGCTGCAACCGAATTCTCGCGGCGGAATTCGAACGCTTCAGCCGTCTCGATGTTGGTGCCGGCGACGCCATCGCCGGGGTTGCTGATCGAATCCCATCCCGGCACCGCCTGATAGATTTGCGTGAGCGTGCTGGCCGGGCACGGGACGGGGCCGTCGACGACGTTGGCGAATGAGAGCGTGATCGAGCCGCCGACGGGAATCACCGCGCCCTGCACGCAGTAATAGAGATTGCCGGCCGTGTCCTGCGCCTGCGGGTGCGTGGGGTCTCCCGTCGGGATGCTCGCTCCCGCAAGTCCTACGCAGGTGCAGCTCACGACGGTGGGCGTACCGCCCATGCGGTTGAGGAAATAGATGCGCCCGATCACGTCCTGCATAAATCCGCTGTTGAGATCCGGGTCGACGCCGTTCACGAGCTGCGTAAAGAGCGCATAGCAGTTGGAGATCACCGCGGCGAGCGATGTGCAGAGCTGGCCCTGCGGCGTGTTAAGCGCCGGGTTTAAGTTGCCGCCGAAAGCGGCGTTAAAGTCCTCTTGCACACCGGCGAGCACCGCCGCCTCTGAGGGCACCACGATGCCGGTGGCGGTCCATTGGATTTGCGGGACGTTGGTAGTCATGTTAGATCGCCACCCTGAGCGTCTGCCCGTCATCGGTACTAAACTGCACTTGACCGCGCGCAACGCGATTGACGAATGAGCTGATAACGCAGGAAGCCGTTGCGACCCACGGGACGGTGAGCGCGGCCGCGGCGAGTGAGCCCTGCAGGATATTGAGCGGCGGCGTCGTGCCGAGCAGCGCCCCCGCTTCATTCGTCGGCGGATTAGCCCCTAGATACGGCACGCCTTGGCTCGTGTCGTAGTACACCTCGCCGAGAAAGACGCGACAGGCCGATGCGACGTCCTGCGTGATCGAGTACGCGGGCGTCGCAAGCGCAATGTTGCCGGCCGCGTCGAGAGTGAGATCCCACAGCAGCGGATCGAGATACAGCGTTGAGAAGGGCGCGCTCATACGGGAGGCCCAGTGTCGCTGCCGCCGGTCTGCACGCCCGAGTGGATGTGAGTGCCGAGCACTTTTCCGAGCGCATCCGTCACTTCGCCCGTGTGATCGATGATCGCGCCGTTAGCGTTGACGGTGCCCGTGATGTTGACGGGTCCGGTGACGTTAATCTCGGGCGCCGTGATATTCACAGCGACCGGTGAGACGATATTGAGCGTCCCGTCATTGAGCCACTGCAGGTAACTCGTCGGAACGCCGTTGAGCATGCCGCCGACATAGATGCCATCGGCATAGCTGAAAGCGCGCGCCGAGGCGGGCGGCCCTGATTGCTTGGCGACGATCACCGATGAAATGTCGCGCGCGCAGAACACCATGAGGCCGAGGTCGCCGACTTGCGGATCGATCACGATCGCGTTCGCTCCGCCCTGCAGCCGCACATACGGCCGGCCGTAGAGCGTGACGTGCGGGATCGCATTGCCGGCGCCGTCGACCTGCTCGACGAGCGGCAGCACATCCACAGTGCCGAGCGGGCCGAGCGCGCCGAGCGCGGCCGGCGTGACTGCGAGCACTTTCACCACCGTCGCCGTCTGGATCTTAAGTAGCCGCTGCAGGATGAGGAACTGCAACACCTGATAATCGGTAGCCGTGTCCGACGGGCTCTGCAGCGGCGTTGCATCGGCCACGGCTACGTGCCCCCCTGCGCACTGGCGGGGAAGCGCAAGCACTGCAGGTGACTAAACCACCGCCCGCCGGGCTTGACGCTTTCAAGCTCGTGCGTCATCTGATACGGGAACCATTGCCCATTGGTGCCGGGTACGTCCGAGTCTTGAATGACGATCGGACTGCCGAGCAGAATCGCCGGGGTGAAAATGCAATCGAATTCCACGCCGGCATTGCGCGTGAGCGTGACGTAGCCGACGAGCCCGGAGGTCGGCGAGATCACGGTCGAGCCCTGATTGAGCCGCGGCTGATTGCGTGGGCAGATGATGAGCGTCGATTTCGCGTCGAAGTAGTAATCAAAGCCCGCGGCCTTGCCAAGCTCACGGAATTGATCCATGAGCGTCCCGGGCAGGTAGGGCGAGTGCAGCGTGCCGGTGACGCCGTTATTCTCAAAGGCGAAGCCCATCTGCGCGGCGAGCTGCTCCGCAAGCCCTGCGACATCGACCGCGCCGGCAAAGCTCGACGGTGCGGCGATGAGGATCTGCGCCGCATAGCCCTGCTTGGCGCTGACGAGCAGCGAGACGTCGGGCAGTGATTTGTACTCGGGCTGCGCATCGTAGAACTGTCCCTCGAAGACTTGCAGCCATCCCGTTTCATCGTTCGCTTCGAGCACGAGGATCGCGTTGGCGACAACGGTCTGCGGATCACCGTTCTGGCCCCAGAGCACCGTCACGGCGTTCATATCGACTTGTCGCATGCCCCAAATATGAAGGTCACACGAGTTGGTGAAGTTACCCGCACATTCCACATGTGCAGCCATGCGCATGTTGGTCAGGACGAGCGTGTTGGAATTCGTGCCCGGAAACGTGCCCTGCGGCAGTGTGAGCGTCGCGCGCAGGAGGCGATTGACGAAGCTCATTCGATCAGCCCCGCGGCCTGCAGGTCTGCCGGCGTGAAGTACATGAGCTGCCAGCGAGTTCCGAGCCCCTGATACTGCGGGTCCTGCGTTGGGTTGAGCAGCGTCGCCTGCGTGTCGAGAAAGAGCAGATCGCCAGCGAAGCCGAGATAGTGACGGCCGACGAGCATGAAGCGGGCGACCGTATCGGGCAGCGCGCCGTAGGCGCGGCACTCGCGGGCAGAGAAGATCACGGCGCCGTTACTGACGAGATCGATGAATAGAGCGATCGCTGCCTGCGCGCCGAGCTGATAGAGCGAGAGCTGCACCTGTTGGCCGCCGAGCACGGTGGTGAGGTTCTGCGACGGCACGGCGGCGAGCGGGATGATCTGCATGTCAGTAGAAGGCCGGCGAAGGCAGTGAATTGAGCGCCGCGTCGCCGTCTTGAGACTGCTGCGAGCTAGGGGGCTGCGTCGGCGTTGTGCCGACGTTACTGGTCGGCAGCGCCGAGCTGCTCTGCGCATTCGGCAACTGCACCGCGGTGGTCGTGTACTGCGCCTCGACCTGAATGATCTGAATGAAGTACGCATCGACTTCTGTCAGGAAGTACGCACCCTTCGCTCCGCGGCGCGTCACTTCGTAGCGATCGAGGTTCACATCATCGTACACCCGCTCGGGCGTGTGAATGCTGTAGAGGTTGAGCGAGCCCGCGAGGTCGTCCAGATCATCGAGAAACGCCGCGCGCTCGTCCTCGGTGCCACTCTTCGAGAAACGCAGTTGTATTTCGAACGGCCGGATCACCTTGTTGTAGCTCGCGAAGCTCCCGGCCTGTACGGGAAAGTTGGAAATCTCATACTCTTGCCGATTCGAGAATTCCAACACCGAATCGGGAAACAGCACTTGCTGCCCCGCATCGTCGAACACGCCCCACGCGGGCGGGATCTGCGCCGCCTGCCAGAGCAGGGCCGAGATCACCTCTGAAGCGAGTAGCGTGATGCCCGGCCGTCCGACGAGCGGCGGCAGTTGTGGCAGCCCGCTGATTGAGACGTCGATACCGAGCGGCACGTGTTAGCCCTGCCCCGGATCGGCGCTCGACACTAGCGCCTTACGCGTCGCTCCGCCGATGCCCTTGCCGATTCCTTCTGCATCGGTCGCGCGCGTATGCACGTTGATCGAGTCGATCTGCACGTTGGTGGTATTGCCGGCGGCGCCGCCGGCGATGCCGCTCGGCTGCCCTGCCGCTGCGCTCTGCTCGGCCGCCGAGAGCGGGCGCGGCGCCGTCGGCGTCGGCGGCGGAATCGTCGGCCTCCCCCCGCGCGCAATCGCGCCTTTCGCGGCGGCCGCCGGAGCGTTCGGGTCGTACTGCGGCCCGAACTGATCGAGTATGAATTCATTAAAGGAATCGATTACTTTTCCCACGCCGGGGATTGAGCGCAGCAGTTGCCCGAGAAGCAGGCCGAGGGCGCCAGCGATGGCGAGCGGCAGCGAGACGAGCGCGGTGGCGAGCGTGCCGATCGCGAGCAGCAGCGTGCCGCTCGGCCCGAGCGCGGCCGAGAGATCCTTCAGCGCGCTCTCGATAAGGGCGAGCCAGGGCGGCGGATTCTTGAAGAAAGCGATTACCTCTTGAATCGTCTTCACCAACAGCGGAATCGCTTTGCTGACGAGCTCCTGCATCCACTGATTAAGCTTTGAGATCGCGGGCGTCAGTTGCGCGAGCAGCGTAGAGTTGACCGCGGCGAGTGCCTCGTGTTGGCTTATGAGCTGCTTTTCGAGCGCCACCTGTCCTTCGATTGTTTTCTCGGTGAGCGCCCGCTGATCGATCTGTGCGCGGCCGAGTGCTTCTTCGAGCCCCTTTCCGCCCTGAGCGACCGCAGACGCGACGCCGCCCGTGAAGCCCATCGAGAGCGCCATCTGATAGCGCTCGCCCTGATTCAAGCCGGCGACTTTCGCCTGTCGCTCGATCGCCGCGGCCGCATCCTTCGCAACGTCGCGGAAGTTGCGCGCGTGCCCCGCTGCATCCAGATACGCAATGCCGAAGCGTTGCAGCATCACGAGCGACTCGCTCATCTGCCCGCGGTAGCGCAGCGAAAACACTGACGCCTCGAGGTTCTCGACCGAGGCCGTGGCGTCAGACATCTGCCCGCCGAACAGCTCACTCACTTCGCCGAGTTTCTTCAGCTCCGTGCCCGCGACGCCGAGGTTCTTGCTCGTGAAGCCGATCTCGGCCAGTTGCGCGTGCAGATCCTTGAAATAGCCGACGACGTCCTCGATGCCCTTGACGGCGATGAACATGCCGGCGAGCTTGCGGGTGAAGCTCGCGAGCTGCTCGGTCGAGCCCTTCACGCCCTCCGCGAAGCCCTTTGAGTCGAGGCCGAGCGTGACGACGAGGCTATCGATCACGCTATCGGCCACGGTGTTTCTCCTCAAGCCGACGGCGGTTGTAGGCGTCGACCATCACAATCTCTAGCAGATCGTAAAGGTCAGCGGTGCCGAGCACCGTATCGAGGTCGTGCAGCGTTGCGATGCCGGCGGAGACTACGGCGCCGACCGCGGGCGTGATATTCGTGTAGGAGATGAGCCCGTATGAATCTGCGCCGGCGAAGGTGATTCCGAAGTCGATGCGTTTTCGCGAGAAAAAAAATCCGTGTGCAGGCGCAGCACCTCCATGCGCAGAAAGGCGATTGTCTTTATCTCTTCGATCTGACACATCGCGCCTTGATGGATCGGCTGCGGCGGGTGATTCGGCTTGTGCAGGTACTTCACGCAGTCCCACCACGCATCGAGCGACGGGTCCTGCAGCGCCCGCAACTGGCCGATGCCGTTCAACGGCGTCGCCGCAAGCGCCTGCATGCCGCCTGCCGCGCGCGCCTCGTCGCTGACCGGGACGCCCGCCTGGGTGAGCAGGAAGATCGCTTGCGTTGCCCATTTCTCCGCCGCCGTTGCGGGCATCTCCGTGAGGATGAAGACTTTGGCTTGATCGCGGCCCTCGTCCTCGATGGTTATCGTTCGGGTGTGTCTGCTCATTCTTCATTTCGCCATTCGGCTCACACGGGTGCGGCCGTTACCGACTGGAATGTGATCTCGTACGTTTGCGACTGCAACACCTTTTTCCCCTGCGGCGTCGGCATATCACCGGTGAGGAAGCCCGTCGTGAAGGTGAACACCTTGCCGATGCTCGGCGCGATGATCGTCGCGTTCGCGGGGAAGGTCTCTCGCGCGGCATCCATCGCCTGTCGCCACTCGTCCATCGCGAGATTGCTTGGGCTGTCCGCCTGCAGCACAAATTTCAACTTCACGGGGTACGGCGTGTAGCCGCCGGAGAGCACACCATCGACGCCCATGATCGCCTCGTTAGGAGCGACGTTCTCGGTGTCGAAAGCGTCGTCGGTCGAGAAGCCCTCGATCGGCACCGGCACCGCAAACACGTCCGGTACGCTCAGCGTGAATTCAGCATTAGCACTCGTGATCGTGTTGGGCATAGTTGCTTACTCGATGTCGATCGAAGCCATGATGATTTGCTGCACCGAGCCGCCGTCGGTGTACCAGAAGGTGCAGATCGGCGAGCCGCGCGCAGCGCGCACCGTCGGCCCCGGATCGGTGATCTGCAGATACCAGCCCTGCGATTGCAGGATCGGCGCGATTATGAGCCCCGCCGCGCTATTCACCGCGACGGCCTGAGCGCCTGAGAGCTGCACGCCGGGCTTCCATGCGCCGAAAGCCCCCATCGCCTGAATGTCAGGAGCGAGCGCGGCGCGGATCATGTTGTATCCCGCCTGCGTATACGGCACGTCCGGCACGTTGGTGAGCAGCGCGGCGAAGTCGCTCTGAAAGCGCGCATTCCAATAGATTTGATTTACATACGGGTCGATCCAGTCCCAGTCGCTCGTGATGAGCCCCGGTTGGAACCACTGGAATGCCGCGGTGCGCGTTGCGACATCGCAGTAAGAGTTGTAGCCGTTGCCCTTGAGGTTGAGATACACATCGAGGCTATTCACATCCGGCGCGAGCGCGGGGCTTGAGCGGTACGCATAGGTGGTGCGGCCGCCGGTGCGATTCCAGTTGATCGAGGCCGTGAGCCCGCAGATAAAAGCGGCGATACTCGCCCCTTGGGTCGCGCTCCAAATTGGGATCGTGCCTTCGAGCGCAGCGACCAGCGCGCCGTAGCACGCCGAGTCGTTCAGCTCTGTCGCCGGCGTTGGATCAGAGTCATACGCGACGTAGGCATACGCTGCGTTCTGTGCGGCGTTCCACGTCGAGAATGCGAGCTTGATCGGGCCGCCCACCGCGCCGCTGTCAGGATCGACTACCGTCATGAAGGTCGCCCAGTCCTGCGTGTCGGCGACGACTGCATCCATGACGCTTGCCGGCGTTGCCGCCGCAGCGCCCTGGGAGAGCACAGCGCCCTTCGCCGCGGTGAGGTAGAGGCCCGTCGAGAGCGAAGTGGTGTCCGGGTAGCCGATCGTGCTCGTCGCCCCCGTGGTCGCGCTCTCGATCACGAAGGCGTTGAGCTGTGAGTCGTACTCACACGTCGCCGCGCTCGTGACGGTGCCCGCTTCGGCGACGTTGCTGCCGGTTGCGGCCGAGCCGATGTGTACCGTTCCGGTGCCGGCGAGCACGGTGTAAGTGCCGAAGCTCACGATCGGGGTTGTGATATCGGCGTGCGCGGCGACGATCTGATCGCCGACGTGCAGCGCGCCGGAGCCGGTCGAGACGATGTTGACGGTCGTCGTCCCATTCGTCGTCGCGGTGCCGGTCCAGATTCCGCCCGTCACCTGCAGGCCGCTGCCCGAGCTGCCCTGAATGATCGCCGCGGCGTTGCTGAAGCTCGTCGCGCCCGAGAGGTCGATGCCCGTAGCGCTAACAATGCGGCCGTCGATGTTGATCGTCAGCTCGCCCGAGAGCAGTTGCAGCTCTGTGAGCGTAACGCCCGTGAGCGCGCCGCCGCGCAGGTAGGCGCCGACTGCGCTGTCGTTGTACTGCGTGAAGTAGAGCAGCGCGGGGAGCGAGGTCGCTCCGTTGTAGCCGGCGAAGTAGAGCGCGGCGAGCGCGGCCTGCACAGAGGTCGGCCCGTACCACTCGGCGACCGACTGCGCGTTGCCGAACGCCTGCACCGTGCCTACCGGGATCGAGTCATCGCCCGAGTTGTCGACAAATACGGCGTTCATGCCGAGATCCGCTGCGCCTGCAGCCAGCACGCTCGGGATGACGTTGACGAATTGATTTGCCGGGATGGAAGGATTCATGCGGGGTACGCCTTTTCAACGTTGACGAGCGTGAGGTCGAGCACGTCCGCGTACTGCTGCGGGATGGTCGTGACCGGGTTGAATTGGAACGCCGCGGTGAGCATCCACCGCTCTTCGTACTGATCCTCGCCGTCGACGAGCGGGATCATCCGCGCTTCATCGGCGTAGAGCGGCGAGAGCGTCGGCGCTAGCGCCGTGCAGCCGTATTCGTCGCGCAGAGTTGCAGAGAGCATGTCTGCCCAGTCACATGCTGAGGTGCCGTAACAATCGATTTGCACCGTCAGCTCGACGCCCTCTTCGAGCTGCGCTTCGATGCTCGGCGCCAGTGAGTAGTTGTGCAGATTCGTCCGCAGCCGCGTGCGATTGATCGCCTGCACCAAGATAAAGCCGGCGGATGAGGGCGAGGGCATCGGCGCGCGGTTCTGCACGCCCTGAATCACCTGCGCCCCCGAGAGGCCGGTAACGCCGATGATGAACGGCACGAGCGCGCCGTAGAGAGCTTGCAGCGTCGGCGTGACGCTCAGCCCCGGCATGGCGGCGTGCTCCGTTGTGCTTTGATGCGCTTGCGTGCGGCGATGAGCTGCGCGAGCTTCTGCGCTTTCCTACTGGCGCGGTGCGATAGCGCGATCATCTGCCGGCGTTGCTTGCGATTGAGCTTAAGCGGCGGCGCGCGGCGCGCGCGGCTCGGCGGCAATGTAGTGATAAACGTCATGGGCGATCTGTTTGCAGCGTGACGTAGAGTTTCGACCAACCGCTGAAGGACGGCGGCGGCGTCGGCAAGTCTGCGGGTACGGTGCCGTTGATGCCCACGTCCCAAGTCTCGGCGACTTCGACCACCAGCCAGTTATCGGTCGGAGCGCCGGAGAACTGCGGAAACTGCAGCAGATCCCCGCCGCGCGCCGTGACACGCACGATCGCCTGCGGATCGCTGTACAGAAAGACGGTGCGGATGGTGCCTTGAATGTTGAGATATTCGAGGTGCTTCAGATCCTTGCCCGAGGGCGGCTGCACCTGACAGCGCACGTTCACCGGCGTCGCATAGCTCGGCGCCTGCTTGCCGGCGCTGTTCACCGTATAGCCGGTGCTCGCGATGTATGAGGCGGTAATGTCGGCGTTCACCGTCTGGATTGCCGCGCGCACGGTGGCGTGTAGATTGAGGCTCATCGGTTGAGCACTTCGTACTCGGTCGCGCGCAGCATGACGCCGCGGTCGATGAGGCCGTGATTAAAGCCCTTGCGGCGCACCGTTGACGGCGCGTTGTCGGCCGGCCAGCGGCGGATGGAATCCACAAGCGCGTCTTTGATGTCGGTGCCGAGCAGGCCGAAGGCGATGTCGGTATCGAAGTCCGCGCCGCGCAGGTATTTCTTGAGCTTCGCCCCCCAGTCGCCGAGCTCCGCCTTAATCATGTTGCGGAAGAACGGCCGCGCGGGTGCGCGCGATGTGCCGAATTCGTTGTAGAACGCCACCTGCGCGACGTGCAGCCCGGACTCGCTCGGCGTGGAGGGGTAGGTGGAGTGCTCGAGGAAGCCGACCCGCACGCCGCTCGCTCCGCCGACGGCGGCTTCGAGCCCCGCGAGGTAGGCGCGCATGCGATTGCCGCCCCTGACCTTGAGATTCACCGCGGCCACGGCGTGCTCTGAGGACGGGGGCCGCCCACTATGAGCGGCCCCCTTGCGTTGCGCAGGTATCCGCGAAGCCTCTCGGGAGCCGCAGTGTCAGGCCCGCGGCCGCTGCACGTTGCCGTGCCCCTACCCGAATCGCGAAGGTGCCTTTTTAGCGCGCGTGTATTCATTGCGGCCATGCGTCCCACGGATCGCCGCCGCTGCCCTGAGCGCCGCACGGCGGAATGTAGCGGGCGGTGCGAAACGGCAGCGTCGACTGCCAGAACTGAGCGCCCCACGGCGTTTGATTCCAGTACGCGGCCGATTCGCTCTGCGAGAGCATTTCGGCGTTGACGCTCACCGACCCCTCGGTCGCCGCGTTCACGCGGCCGACAATGCCCTGCGGCGGCTGGCCGTTCACGCCGTTGAGTAGCGCCGTGATGTGAGCGACGGCGAGATTTAAGAGAGCCTGTCGCGTCGGCGCATCGCTCACGACCGAGCAACAGGAGTTTTCGAGCATGAGCGTCGCGAGATTGAAGTTGGCCGTTAGCACGCCCGTCGGCACGGTCGCAAACATCGGAAACGCCGCGGTAAAGTCTCCGGGGACGAAGACGACGATGCCCGGCGTGACGGGAGTCGGACTGCAGGCAGCGATGGTCATTAAAGCGACGTCCCGGTGCGCGCTCAGGCGGGGATCTGCGCGCGCGCGCGAGCGAGCGCTTCAGGGTCGGCCTCGACCGTCTGCCCCGGCACGGGCGAGCGCGGCAAGCGCGGATCTTTCTCCGGGTTTAGCGCCTCCATGCCCGTTGTCTTTGCGGCGTTCTCTTTCGCGATCGCGTTGAAGTCCCGCTCCGTCTGCGCGACGAAGACGAGCCCCTTGCGGATGAATTCCAGCTCTTTGTTGCGCTCAAACCATTCGTCCCAAAACGCCTTGTCGACGCGCGTCACGGCGTAGGGGTGAACCGCCATCGAGACTTGCCGGCGGTGCGTGCGCAGTGAATTCGCCCCTTTCAACTCCACGCGCTTGCCAGCCGGCGCCGGATAGAGCTGTTGATCCTTCACCACTGTCGGCGGCAGCGGCATAAGCTCAAGGATGATTCCGTTCGGAAGTTTGCAGCCAATCAGTACCTCGGCCATGTGCGTGATCCTTTTCTAGTGCAGCGGTTTGACGAAGCTCGATATACGCAGCCTCGCGTTACATCCGCACCCATTCTGCATCACGGTCCATCGAGTAGCGACATAGCCGCCGTGATCCTCCCCATACGGCACCCCGGTCGCCGGATCGGTCCACACGCGAGAGCCGACGAGCGCGCCGAGCGGAAACGTTGTCACGAAGTCGCCGGCGAGCGCGACGATGCATTCAAGGCCGGCGCGCAGGATCAACTGACGCCCGACGGGCGGCGGGCTGCGCTGCGGGAAAGCGCGTTGCCAGTTGTACATGTTGAACACCGGCAGGACGAAGCCGAGGATTGCGCCGGAGCTGCGGGCGTTCGTGACTTGAAACGTAACGGGGTTGATCCAGCCGAAGATGCCGAGCGCGACCCCTTGCGAGCCGGCAACGCAAGCGTCGGCGCCTGCGGGGAAAGAGGCGAACGGCTGCCGGCCGAAGCCTATTGCCTCCGGCCAGTCAAAGGGGGTGCCGGCTCCTTGCAGCCTCCCGGAATATGAGCCTGCCATTCGCACTCTGTTTCATCTCCGCGGCTCTCAGCCGAGCATTGAGGCGACGAGGAACGGCCGAAAGATGATCGTGCCGAAGCCGCCGCTTGAGCGCTTCTGCCGCCACGAGCTGGTGTCGACCACCATGTTGTGCGCCATGAGCTTAGAGCTGAATGACGCTTCCATCGTGCGCTGCCCCTCGACGTTCTCGGCGATCAGTTGCACCAACTGACCGGCGCCCGTCTGGTACTGCACTGCAGTCTCGATGCGCAGTTTCGGGAAATTCTGCTTGAGCAGCTCTTCGACCGAGTTGGTGTTGTACTGCGTGATGTACTTGAGCGTCACGGCGTTCGTCGGTGACAGAGCGAGCACCATATCGCTATCGACCAACACGGTGCCGTTCGACTGCGACTGCAGTTGGATAAAGAGCCGAACGATGTCCTGATAGATCGTGTTAGCCGTGGTCGAGCTGCTCGTCAGCCAGGAGTACGTGGGGGCGAGCGAGGGGGGCAGGTTCGGGTCATTGATGAGGCCGTAGTTTTCCAGCCCGCTGACGCCGTAGAAGTACATGAAGTTGAGCGCCTTCATGAGCGTCAACGCGTTCGCTTGCTGCTGCTGCGACACCCAATCTAACTTCGCAAGGCCGAAGCGCCCGACCTCGCGCTGCCCGTACTGCAGGAAACTTTGGAATAGGAAATTCTGCCGCTGCGGGAAATTCACGTTGACGTTCGACGAGCCGCTCTGGCTGTAATCGCCATACGCGCTCGTTTCGCCCACCGCCTCTGCGGTGAGAAACATCGCCGTCTCGGTGAGCCAGTCGCCCTTCATCGCCTCGCCGGCGATCTTCGCCGCCATCATCGGCGAGACGAGGATCGGGATCACCTTCGGGTCGAGCCAGTTGGCGAGAAACCACGGGATGCCGGCCGAGCTGACGGTGACCAACTCGCTTTGCACATCCATCGCCATATCGAGCGCGCGCGGCGGCCCGTTGCGGTCCATATCGACAAAGCGCTGCTTGCCGAGCGAGCTGTCGAAGGCGATGCCCTGCTCGGTCGCAAGACGCCGGAAAATCTCCGAGGCGAGTCCTGCCTTTACCGCATCGGAAAGGCGCTTTTGATCGTACGCGTGCATCGTCTACTCCAAAGGTGGCTGCGATAGGGCGCGAGAGCAGCGCGCGCTCAGTTACTCGTCCAACTCGTGATCTTGCCGAGCTTGCCCTGCGTTGCGACAAACGCCTGCCCGCTCGAAACGTGGAAGTCCGTGTTGTTGGTCAGGTACGTGCCGGTGCCGCCCGCCGTGCCGGTGAGCTGCTGAATGATCTGCAGGTTCGCCGACGCTGGCACGGGCACCGAGCCGGTGGAGCTGAGGAACTGCCCGGGGGCGAGCGAGCCTGAGCCGATCGTGCTCACGGTGAGGACGCCGAAAGCGGCGCCGGCAGCGGGCAGCGCCAGCGTGGCGCTGGTGATGGCGCAGTCGGCCTGCACGGGGCTTGCGACCGACCAGTTGCTTTCCTGCACGCCGTAGAAGTTCGTCGCCTCGGCGGAGCCGATGTTGGGGATCGCCGTGCCGTCGACATTGGCGAGGTTCCACAGATGGGTGCCCGAGCCCGTGCTGTTCGCCGACAGGATGTAGGTGCCCGGCGGAATGCCGGCGCCGGTGACGATCTGCCCGGCGGCGATCGTGCCCGTCACATCCGCATCGGTTGTCGTCAGCACATTCGAGCTGATCGTGCTGCCGGTGCTCGCAGAAGCCGTCACGGTGTTGCCCGTCACATCCGCGGTGAGCCCGCCGGTAACGGGATCGAAATACACCTTGAGGCCCGCCGTCGCTCCGGCGGAGAAAATGCCCCAGAAGTCGCCCTGATCGAAGAGCGTCACGGCATCCGCAGGTTGGATCAGCATCGAGGCAACGCCGAGGTACTGCGTGATGAGCGCTTGGCCCTCGCGATGAACGAAGCCGGGGAATGAATTCGGCTGGAAGTAGTTCGTGACCAGCCCCGTTGCCGGGTTAGCCCATGCGCCGAGTCCGACGAGCACGCCGCTCGGGCCGGCGACGAAGCCCCACGCGCTCGCGAGCACGTTCGCGCGGATATTCGCCCCCGCAAAGTCGCCAGCGACGCCCGGCGGAAGTTCGTTGTTGACGAACGATTGGAAGCCAGTGCCAGATCCGGGTGCCATTTCGCTCTCTCCTCAACAGGTATGCGGTTGCGCGGGCGCGGCTGCTCTCAGGCAGCGGCTTTCGGTTTGAACAGCGCCTCGAGGTCGACCAACTCCTCTTGCGAGGCATCCATCGCGACGGTAGTCGAGGCCGAGCGGCCGGCTTGCTTCGACACCACCATCTCGATCAGCGCGGGAAATGCTGAGGCATGCACGCCGTCGAATTTCACGCCGACGTGTTTCAGCGCGAATTTGTAAACGTCTTCGGCCGAGTCCATGGCGAGGCTCACTGCGCCCACCAGCGGCCGCACGGCCTCGCGCGCCTGTGCGAGATCGCGCATCTGGGCGCGAATGCGGTCCTCATGCTCTTTGAGGATTGCCGGCAGCTCGTCCTTGCTCACCGAGTCCTTGCCGGGCTCGAAGTCCTTGCGGTGATCTGGATCTGCATCATGGCCGGCGGCCGCAGCGGCATCGGCCGCGTCTTTCGCGGCCTTCGCGTCCTTGGCATCCTTCGCCGCTTTCGCATCGCGCGCCTTTTTGTCCTTCGCCTTTTTGTCCTTCGCCTTGCGGTCGCGCGCCCGCTCGTACGCCTTCTCGCGCTCCTCGTCGCTCAGCTCGGCGTCTTCGCCGTGCTCGGCCTTTTTCTCAGCCAGCGCGGCGTCAGAGGCTTCCTTCATCTCGGCCTCATCGAGCGAGATCACGCTCTCGGCCGGCGTCTCGCCCAACATGCCGTCGAGGGCGATGGCGATGAGTTTCGTGTTTGCATCCTTGCCGAGATAGGGGCGGATGGCGAGAGCGACTGCGGCGGCGGCGGCTTTCATGGGGCGAAGCTCCAACGGTAGTTCATCGGCGACGAGTACATCGGGGCCAACACGGCCCTCGGAGACGATTGCGGTGTGATTGCCACGGATGTTGACCATGCGGCCGTCATACTGCTGCCCGTTCCACGCGCCCGGCTCCATCACCGCGTCGTAGCGATACGCGGCCGAGAGCTCGCGCTGCTCGCCGCTCTCGATCAGGTCGATCGCCTCTTTCGTGAGCACCATCAACGGGCGGGTGATGAGGTACGGATTCTCGAAGGTCGTGCGTCCGAGCGTGCCGACCCACAAGTCTTTGCGCGGCAGCTCTGCGTCGATCGGCACGTGCCGGATCAAGAGCGGCTTGCCGTCGAAGGTCGAGGCGCCCTTCTCCAACTCCTGCGGGTCGCGAAACAACTTGTAGGTGCGCTCCGGGTCGAGCCCGAGTCGCTGCCAATCCGGTATTTCGCGCCCCAGGTACGGGCATATGTTCGCCTTGCTGATCCGGCTCTCTTCGACCCGCATGTGCCCGTCGGCATCTATCGAGCGTAGAGAGCGGTCGAGTGCGAAGAGTTGGCTCTTCGCATCCCGACCGCGAAGTACGAACATGGCGCTTGTCAATCAAACGGTCTCGGTTCCGATACTCGATCACAGGGGAGTGGATCGATTCGAGGCCGGAGCAAAGCAAAAGCCGGTGCGAGGTTCAAGTCATTTTTGTGGCAGATCGCGACCGATGCCCGCCTGAAGTGCTCGGCTCTTGCACCTCACACGGCGAGCGAGTAGAAGTTCCGCTCTTTTGTGCGCGCGATTTACCGGGCGATCGGGTGCAGTTGGATCGCCGAGATCATGAGCGAGAGCAGCCAGAAGAACAGGCCCGCCCATCCCCACGCGACTTTGCTTGTAGGCAGCAACCCCACGGCGGCAAAGAGCAGACAGGCGAGGGCGGCGAGCTGAAGGACTAGCGGCAGGATTTGCATGAGCGTCACTCCCCTTTGTGGTTAGTCGTAGATCCAGCCGCCCGCCGTACACATCACGCGCACGACGCTCGTCGCGCCGCCGGTGATCGTGTTGAGGTACACCGGCGTCGCTTCGGCATCGGTCACCACGGCTTCGCTGTAGTAGAGCGAAGCGCCGCACACCGGCAGCGTCGTCGCAATCGTGTAGTGCGGCAGTTGCAGCGGCTTTGCGGCTGTAATCTCAACACCCGCGGTGAGCGTCGTCGTACTCGTCGCGTTAGTGTCGCCGACAGTGACGGATGCCTGCGTGCTGCCGGTACTCGTGAGCCCAATTCCCTGCGGCCCGATCGGCGGTGCGAAAATAACGCCCACTCTCACCTGGGAGAAGCCGCCGAAGGCAACGCCTGTTGGCGGGCAGACGATATACGGGCCGCTGGTGCCGGCATTCACGCATACCAACTGCGGCACCGGTTGCGGCGGGCCGGCGAGTGACCAGGAGAGCAGAGCGAGCGCGATGACGCCGGTGAGCGCGCCGGCAGCGATGAGGCGTAGCGACTTCACGGTGTGTTATCTCCCTGCGGTGAGGCGAGCAGGAATCACGGCCCTCGAGGTGCAGCGGCAATTCGGCAGCTCGCCCGGTTGCACGTACTGCTGTTCGGCCGCATCGTACATGCCTTCGGCGAGCTTGTATCGCTTTCCGTTCATCCGCACGTGTGTTGGCCGCGGTTCTTTGCCGGCGCCTGAGTGCTGCCACACGGCTTCGGTGATGCCCAACTCTGCGCGGCGCGCGTTCTCCATGACTGACTTTGACTTCGCCACCTGATCGCGGGCGATGAACGCTGCGCGGCGGTAGGTAATGCCGTACTTTTTGCGAATCGAATCAGACAGCTCGCTCATCGAGCCGCCGCGCATCACGCTCGTCCACACCGCGCTACGCACGTCCTTGAGGAACTGCTGCGGGATAGAGCGGATCAGGTTCACGTTCTCCGCCACCACTGCCCGGTAGGCGCTCACCTGCCGCTCGGTCGGGCGGAAGCGCACCGTGAAGCCCGCCTCGCGCATGCGGCGGCGCAGCGCAGCGTCCGTGTAGCGTTGGGTGCGCCCCGCAAAGCTCGCAGCGATGAGCTTCGACAGATCGTCGAATCGCTTCTGCCAGAGCCGTCCCCACACCGCCATCGTGCGTCGCAGCACCACCACCGGATCGTCGTCGAGCGCGATGTCCACGGTATCGAGAGCCAGCCGGTTCTTCGCCGGCTCATAGCAGCGCTTGAGCTTTCTCTGCAGATCCGTCGCCATGCGGCGCGTCATGTCCTGCAGCTCTTCGCGATACCAACCGGCGACGCCGCTGTTGGGTTGAATCGCCCGCAGTTGCTCGACGTCGGGTAGCGGCGTTTCAAACTTCTGCTCCGGCGCTCGGTCGGCGGCCAGCAGCTCAGAGTCGAGCGCGGTGTCGAATGCACCCACTACGGCTGCCCCACTTTCGGCGGTAAGGATTTCTTTGAGTCGCTTCAGATCCGCGAGCATTTCCTCACGGGTGCGACGACGGCGAGTTGGAACGGGGTGCATACGCGGTGTTACGCCTCCGCTGAAACCTCCCGCGGCTCATCCGATTCCTCGTCCGGGAGCTGATCCGGATCAACCTCTGGCGGCTCTGGCAGATCCTTGCCTGAGAGATTGTTGTACCCGCTCTCCGGGTCACGCGCGATGCGCTCGCGTTCCTCTTCGGGCGCGATCACTCCGGCGTCGATATAGGCGATCCCGGCCTCGCTTGCCAGTTTGCGCACGCGCGCTGCCGCCTCGCCAACCAACTCCTTGAGCGGCACGTAGTCGAAGATGATGTCTTCGTCGACGTCGCCGAAGCGATTGAGCTGAATGATGTCGAGCACCTTTTTGAGCTGCGGCGTGTAGAGCGCCTCCTGCATCGAGTGATTCCAGTCGTGGAATATCTCGATCTCGTCCTGACTCGATGCGTTGAGCCCGGCCGGCGTGATGCCGGTGAGGACAACGAGCGGCAGATGCGTAGGAGCTGCCATGTGCTCCTGAGCCTGCGCCTGCAGCTCACTCAGCCCCGCGAGCGGCACGGCGAGCTGCTCTAGCATCTCGTGCTCTTTGTCGGTGAGGAATATGCCCTGGTTATCGCGCGTCTTCGTAAAGAGCGCCATGCGCTTGACCAGCTCCGTGCTCGGGCCGCCGGACAGCACCGCTGCCATGTCGGTTTGCAGAAAGATGATCGAGAAATTGTTGATGAGCCGATTCACCGCGTCCACGGTGCGCAGCCAGCGAGCGACGTAGGGGTCGATCAACTGCGAGAGCGAGACGCCGCCGAAGTTATAGGCGGGCTTGATGATGTCAGGGACTTCACGACTGACGAACCGCAGCATGCGCGACTGGTGCGTTTCGCGTCCCAACACCATCCAGCTCTCGGGCTTGTAGAAGTTCAGATGCGTCGGATCGGTGGAATTCCACACGAGCGGCGTCGTCCACATCGGCTCGATCGCCGTGAAGCCGCGCAGTGACCCCTGCGGAATTGTCTCCGGCTTGATGACGAGCGGCTCGCTGTGTTGGTCATTGCCGCGGATGTCGATGAACAGATGCCCGAGGCCGTAGAAGCCATCCAACTCGGTCGCCTTGCGAAACAGCGGTTGGATTTTGAAGGTCTCGAAGTCCTCTTCGATCTGCTCGATCCGCTCCGTCTTATCGCCCTCGCCCTTGCTCTTGAACGTCACCCATTTCCGCGTCATCTCCTTCGCGATGGTCTCAACGGGCTGCCGGTACTCTGAGCGCTGTGCCAACTCGGACAGGTACGGGTAACCCGGGAAGTACAGGCCGAAGGCGAGCGTGCCGCTGACGCTTTGGTTGAGGTAACCGCCCCACGGGCCGCCCGCATCATCCATCGCCAGCGCGGCGGCGCGGCGCTTATCGCCCATGACCCCTTTCGGCAGTCTCGGCATCTGGATCGGGTGCCGATAGGGATCGCCGCGCTGCGCACCGTTTTCATCGACATTAAGCATGTCGGCGAGGGCTGCGAGTGAGACGGTGATGCCTTTAGCCGCCGTCGGCCCGGCGGTCGGCGCACTGCGGGCGGCGCCGTACTTCTCGGCGAGTTTCTCATAGAGGCGGCGACCGAGGCGCTCGAACATGGCTCAGGGGCTCTCCTGTTGCTGCTGCTTGAGGGTCGCCCGCGCTTCCGCCTTCGCGATGAAGCGCTCGGCGAGCACGAAGGCGCTGTCGATCATTGCGTCGGCATCCTGATCCTTCGGCGCAAGGCGCCCCGAGGCGACCATGCCGAAGACGATTGCGGCGGCGCCGGCCATGATGGCTTGCTCGCGTTCGATCGGTGTCAGAAGGTTCATCGGCCCCTCAGTCCTCGAGCACGCTTTCGTCGATCCGCAGCGGCTTACGGGCAGGAGCGTACGCCATCATGACCGCATCCCCCAAATTCGGCGACGGCGTGCCCTCCGGCTGCTTGTCGATCAACAGTTTGCCGGCGAGGTTCTGTGAGTAGGTCGGCTGCGATAGCTCGATGAGCAGCTTCGCCTTTTCAGGGATCGCGGAACTAATCGAGATTATGTCGTCTGCCTCATACGGCTCGCCGTTCACCGCGCGCCATGTGTTTTGAAACCGCATACGCAGCGCCCACCACGCCTGCGCTTTGAAGTTAGCGAACAGATCCTCGTTGCGCCGGCCTTCGACCATCTCGCGCGTGGGATCTAACACCGCTGCGGAGCCGCGAAACGCTTCCACAGCAATGAGCTTCGCGGGGTTGCGCTTCTCGTTCACCTTCCGCGCATCACCGCGCACGCCCGCCCCTACCCCATCGGCGTCGTAGCGCACTTTCCGTATCGCCCCGTAAGAGTCACAGATCAGAAACGCCCGCTCCACCGTCGCATAAATATCGGACTCCTTGCCGCTGAAGCTCTCCACGTGCTCAAGCAGCACGCCGTGCCTGACCGCCGCCGCGTTCTTGTCGCGCCCGGTGTCGGCGACGTCGAGCGAGGCAAGGCGCTCGCCGGTCGGCTTGATCTTGAGTTTGAGATGCGCGTCGACTGCGGCGTTCACCCACAGCGCGGGGATCACAATGCCCTCGACGCTCGCCTGGAAATTCATATCCAGCTCTTGCGCCGTAATCACCGGCCCCCACGTGTCTAGGAAGTCTTCGTAGTCTCTCTGCGTCATGCGCGGATTGTGGCGCCAGTGAAAGTCGAACCGCGGCACGTCCTTCTGGTGCGCGCGCACGGCGAAGGTGTTGTTCATCCCGTACACCGAGCTGACATCCTGCCGGCAGTCAGTCGTTTTCGAGAGCGCCGCATCGACCACTTCGCCGTGCTCAAGGTGCGCGGCCTCATCCACAAAGTAGATCGCGGTGCGACTGCCGCGGCCGATGTTATCGCCCACTTCGCCCAAGATCGCACCCCCGGTGTTAGGAAACAGCAGTCGCATGAGTGAGGCGCAGGAGCGCGCCTCATAGCCGCCGCGAAACTCGAGCGGCAGCCCTTCCATGTAGTTTCGGCCTTTCTCGAAGAGCGAGCCCATGTCGCCGAGTCGATCGACCTTATCCGACTTGAATGATCCCCAGCCGACGGCGAGATCATCGTAGAGCGTTGCCAGCCCGATCGAGAGGGCGACGATGAGCCACGACACGCCGACGTCGCGCGACTTGACGGTGAGGCCGTAGCGGCCGTGCTTCCAGTTATCCAGCGTGAAGTCGATCCACTCGCGCTGCCGCTCATCGAGCAGAAACGGGATGACGACGGGCAAGCCCTTGCGGATGTTGCGCGGGTCTATCGTCACGCCCCAGTCATTGATCCAGTCCGCGATGTGCGTGCGGTAGTAGCGCCGCACCGCCGGCAGCATCTCAGGGTGCGCGCGCAGTTTCTTGAGCCGCCGTATACGCTCGCGCAGCGCATGCTCATACAGATCCGCTAACGCCGGGACTGGGGCGCTTTGTGGCTCTGCGCTCACGCGCGCAGCGAGAGGCTCTCTCCGGGCGAGATCGAGGGCAGATCCGTGAGCAACTGCTGCAGATCAAAGCCGTTCGGCGCATTGCCGGTCGCGGTGATGAAGTCCGGCCACACTTCGGCGTGCGCCTCTTCGAGGAAGCTCGACTCGGCGAGCAGCTCCCACGTGATCGCCTGCAGCGCGCCCCACGTGATGACGTACGCGAAGTGCTCGTCGTACTTCACGATCGGCACGTCGTGGCCGCCCGCCGTTGGATCGGCTTTACTCGCCGCGGTCGCCCACGGCTGCTGCGCATCAAACTCGGTTTCCATGTTCTGATCGACGACGATGCCCAAGCGGCACGCGCCGAAGAGCTGCACCGCCCACCGCACGTTATCCAGATTCGCCGGATCGATCGAGCCCGAGCGCGACGCCTTTTCACCCGCAAGCCCAGTCGTAATCATGTACTCGCACATGGATGTCTCATCGCACCCCGTATCGGTCGCAGCATTGCCGGGGATGTAACCGCCGACGGCGCTGTAGAGCTTGAGCACTTCGTCATCGGTCGGCACGACAATGGTGCCGGCGCAGGCGGTGTGCAGCATCACTTGGTGTGCAGAATCCGCGCACACGCAATCGCCGAGCGCGTCATTCAGAAACATGCCGAATGGCCCTCCGCCGCCGCCGGGCATCGAGAGCGCGGAGAGCGCTTTCACGAGTGGCGTCACGTAGTCATCACTCACGGCGGGGGGCGAGCCGAGTGAGCTGAGAGAGCGATCCATCGCGATCGCTGAGCGCATCGTGCGCAGCGTATGCCGCGCGGGGCGGCGGCCGTATTTCTTCATCGGCATGGCGGCTCACTCCTCCTTCGAAACTAACTTTAAGTACACCTTCATCGCGTCCTCATCCGAGATACTGGCGGAGGCCGCAGCGAGTGCGATCGGCTTGCCGCCCGGGCCGGCGTGCTCATGGTGTTGCACTTCGCGCCAGCCGGCTTGTGCTTTCATCCAGAAAATCATCGCTGCGACGTTCCCCTTGATCGCGGCATTGTAGAGCGAGCCGCCGACTTTCACATTGGCGCGTGTCTTGCCGAGGGCGAGTTCCTTGCGGTAGTGCTTTAGCAGCGTCTTGATCGAGACGCCGACCAGGGGGCCGATGTCGTGGTGCGGGATGCCCACTACAGCGGCGAGCTCAACGATCTGGCGCTGCTCCGGCGTCGGCGCATGCGGCGGGCGGTGGGCGGGGCGAGTCACGAGCGTTGCGGCGGTGGCGTAACTCGTGCAGCGACGGTCTCGCGGAGCTTAACGAGCGTGAGGCCGTAGTCATCAACGCCGTCTGCGACGGTGATATCGGTTCGGAGCTTGAGGCGGTTATTCTGAAAGCGCTTGTAGTGAACGAGATGATGCTTGCGGCCGAACCGCCACATCAGTTCTGATACATCGGGGTGCAGCCGCACTAACATCCGACTCTTCGCTTCGGTACCCTCGCGCGCATAGAAGTCGGCCGTATTGCCGCCGCGCACGAGTTGCGTCGCGAGCTTATCTTGCAGAAAGGCGTTGAATAGCACCGTGCACCAACCGGCCTTGAGCATCCGCAGCGATAGATCAGTATCCTCGTTGTACCGCCCGCGCCAGCGAAACGGCACGTCATTGCGGATGAGGTTGCAACTGTAGATTCTGGTGTTAAGACACATCGCTCGAAACGGCGAGCGGCTCGGGATAAACATCTTGTAGTTCGGCCCTGCCATCGCGACGTTTGTATACCGCAGACAGAAATCCTCCATCACGGCAAACCCAGTGCCGTCGCCGATGGGTACTCGGCGATTGCGAACGCAGCGATAGAATCTGCGAATATTGTCGTCCATCACCCAGTGCCACGCTGCACCGGATGCTATCGCATGATCCCAGACAAAGTTGCGCGCAGGGCCGGGGCCTTTACTCTTAGTAGTGCCGAGATCGTCGCAGGTGTCGTAGCGCTCTTGATATGCAGGATCTAACACTAACACCCGCGACGGCTCAATCACCGCAGCATACACGTCGCGCTCTTGCTGCTCGACGACGATCCAGTACGGAACGCCGATTGCCTCTAGAGCGCGCGCAGTATGGCGAGTCTCCGCCCGGCCTTTGCTGACAATGTACAGCGGGAATCTAGGGCTTGACATCGGGCGCTGCCGTCGAGACATAGGCGAGCTGCCCGACGCGATCCCACTCGACTTTCGGATGCCAGATGTATCGCGCCTCGTCCGTGAATTTCTGCCCGATCAGGCGCTTGAAGTCCTCGACTGCCGCAGCGTCGGCGAAGTGCACCAGCAGCGTGCGAAAGCCGCGCTTATCCTCCTGCCCAAACTCTGGCATGCCTCGCCACTCACTGTTGGGATCATTGGGATCGCCGAGCAACTCGTTCAGCTCAAAGGGCTCGAAGCCGAGCACCGACAGATCGAACCCTTTACCCGTGAGGGCTTGCAGCTCCAACTTCAACAAGTCGACATTCCACTCGGCTTTGAGCGCCAACTGATTATCGGCGATCACCAGCGCGCGCTTCTGCTCAGTCGTCAAGCCGCGCAGCTCTATCGCCGGGATATCGGTCAGTCCTTCGAGCTTCGCCGCCTCGATGCGGCCGTGCCCGGCAATCACGAGGCCGTTGTGATCGATCAGCACGGGATTCGTAAAGCCGAATTCCCTGATCGACGCTCGCAGTTGCTCGATCTGCGCCGGCGAGTGCGTGCGTGGGTTGCGCTCCCACGGCTTGAGTGAGGCGACGGCGACGGCTTTGTAGGCGTGTAACAACTGCGCGGTCATCGACGGCGAATCCCGCGGGCGAGGCCGAGGCGGTGAGCTTGCGAATAGAGCTGGTACAGATCGACGCCGAGCTTTGCCGCGAGCGCCGGCAGCGTTCCTCGAGCGCGCGCCTCCTGGTAATCAGCCAGCAGAATGTTGCGCATTTCCAGCGTCCACACACCCACGTGCCGGTGCGTTGGTTCGGGGCCGCCGACGTGATCGTGCCCGTTAACTCGTGCCGTCGTACTGCTCACTCCTGTTGCCTCCAACCGCGCGCGGCTAACACCCGCATGGTCATCTCGATCGCCCGCAGCGGCTTGATCTCCGCCGGCATGAATTCGAGGATCGACCAGCCGAGCAGCACCGCGGCGTTGTGCTTCTCGTGCTCTTTGCGCAAGCCCTGCACGTCGGCGTGCGCGCCTGACGTCACGAGCACACCGCCGATGCGCCGTACTACCACGCCCTGAATCTCGACACCGAGCAGGTAGTCACGAAAGCCGAAATCGAGCAGCCACCGCCGCCCCATCGCTGCCTTCGCGAACTGCAACTGCCGCTCAAACGCCGGCAGCCGATACGCACGACACTGACTCGCGAACAGCTCCTCGGGCCCGTCCGGTTTGCCCGGCCCCGCCAGCTCGTCGCCGAGATCGTCCCACTCTGACAGCTTGAGTTCGCGCTGCCTGCGCGGCATGCGAACGATTGCAGCGCTACGTCGCATAGGATCGGCAAAGGCGCCGGTGGGGCAGAGTGGGCGCTAGTGGGTTGCGGCTGACTCATCGAGCGGCCCCGGCACAGTCTCCGGCGCGCTCTCAGCCGGCGCTCCCATCGGCAACTGCGGCTGCCGCTCGTTCTTCGCCTTTACGCGGCCGCCGGTGAGGGTGAGCTTAACTTCGCGGTGCTGGTGCTCCTGCAGTTGCAGATTTGCCTTGCCGATGCCGGGGCGCAGCGACAGGTGGAAGCGCAACTCGGTAAGGCCGCCATACTGCGGACGCAACATGATCTTGGTGATTTCGCACGCCGCGCGCTTCGTCTCTTCGCCGTTGCCGTCATCGTCGTCGTCGCCGTTCGACTTCAGCTCCGCCTCGAATGTGAGCGGGCGATCACCGCTCACGAGGATCGTCAGCTCATCGGCCTCGAAGCTCTGCGACAGGTGGAAGTGCTCATCCCCCCACCACGACATCGGCTGCGCTGCGCCCGGCTGCGTGGTGTCGAACCACGACTGATAGCAGTACTTATCGCGCATGAATTTATTCAGCTCCGCCTTCGTGAGCATGAGCCCCGCGACGGGAATCGTGAACGCCGTGACGTAATCGTCGGCGTGTCGCTCCAGGTTGTTGCTGATCTTGCCGAGTCGGCAGACCTTTGCGTCGAGTGTTAGGATCTTTTCGCTGCGCTTTGTCATGTTAGGTTCCCCTCTGCTGCTGCTGTTCACCTATCGAGCGTTCGATGCGAGAGGCGATAGTGCCCTCGCGGATCGCATTCGCAATCGTCGCTTCGGAACACTTGTACCGCCATGCGAGCGCTGAGTTCGTAAGGCGTTTGCGCAATCGCGCGATGCGCTGAATGCGTCGGCGCTGCTGTTCGGTAAGTTTGCGATTGTATTTCACGGTGCGCTCATGCTCCCGCCACCGGATCGAGCGGCTCGCCGTAGAGCTGCTCGAAGGCGCTGCGAAATGTGATCTGCATGCCGTGGCGCGTGCCGCAGATCGAGTCAGGTCCGCGCAGGCGGATTGCCGCCCGCAGCCGCTCGCGGCGTGAATCGGTGTTGGTATCGCCGGCGAAGAGTGAGTTGGAGAGCACGCCGCCCATGCCGAGTTTCTTCGCGAGCCACCGTTCGCTCTCGAAGCGCACGAAGTCTGCCGTCTTGCTCGGCCCTTTCGGCTGATCGCTTTTCGCTGCGCTCATGCAAGCCACTGCTGTACCTGCTCAGCGGTGACCTCATATGCCGCGAGCAGTCTGACGATATCCCCGACCTGATTGCCGACGGCTGCGAGCTTACGCGCGCTCTCGGCGAGATTCTGCGGCGCTGGTGCGGCGGGCGGGTCTTTTCCCTTGCGGCTCTTGAGCTTCTCGATCGGTGCCATCACTGCCCTCCGAGGATGTGCTGACTCGCGCTGTCGCGGGGTACGGAGTGGAGAGTCAAGCTCTAGCGTAGGCGGTGAATTTCCCCTCTTAAGATTTATTCTGGTATCTGGATTCTGGAATGCTATCGCTACCCTATTGGGGTACCCTACAGATTCGGATGGGGTACCCGATGCAGAATCAATGGGGTACCCTACGGTTTCATGATGGGGTTGGCTATGGGGTACCCTATCGCCCCATCGCTTTGCTGCACCGCGCTTGCCTGATTCAATCCATTGATGTTGCACGGCTTTATATTTTGCGATCTCGGCGGCAGCTCGCGGATTCCATCGCAAACCGTCTGCTGAAATTGGGAAATGCTTTTCAGCAACGATTTTGACTGCGTTTTGCTCTCGTTTTGATGTCGATCTGCAGACGAAATACAGCTCACGCAGCTCGGCCGGAAGCCCGGCTTCGGTCGCATACTGCAGGTCGAGCAGCACGTTATAGACGCCGTGCTCGACCAGCGAGAGCGCGGCGGTGTCGCGGCCGTAGTCTCCCGGGAACTTTCTGTACCAGTCCATTTCAAGATCCCGGCGGCGGGCATTCGGTCGGTTCTTCAATCGGCTGATAGCCCGGCGCCCCTTCATTGCACCAGCGAAAGATTTCGCGGCCGTGAGCCCGGCTGAAGCGCTGCGGGTAATGCTCGATACAGAAGTCGAAGAAATCGAGAATCGATTCAGGGTCATCGATGCTTTGTTGCGCCGTAAAGCCGGCGCGTTTCGCCCATCGCTGAATCTCTCGACGCAGTACATCATTACGCGTTCTCATCGGCGTGACTCCGACTCCCACCCGGGGCGGAAGCGATTGAGGATGACGATGCGGTGGTAGTCCGCCGCGGCGAAGGTGAGGCCGTCCCGAGCGAGCAGCCGCGCGAACACTTCGCGGCACCATCTGAGCCGCTCAGCATGGACGGGCGAGCTGAAATCGCGATCGCAGTCGACACGCGCCAGAGCTGCGCCGAGTAGCGCCCACTCGGCCGCCGCCGGATTCTCTCGGAACTGCTCCGACCAGAGCGTCGAGCTCATGTGCCGCGCGCGCCGTCGCGGCCGCTAGCCTTTGTGGTCGGCGAGTCCCTCGAGTGAGGTGAGCGGCGGAGGAACAGCGAATAGTGGGTAAGCGCGCATCGTTCGATCCCCTGTCAGTTGTTAGGTCGTCGAGGCCGCAGCCGAATCCGCTTCCCGTCTCTCTATCGTCGGCGCTCCGCTATCACTATCCCCGTTACTGCTGCTGTCTAACTTGCCGGTCGCGATGAGATGACGCAGCAGAAAGTCGTGCAAGCGCTGGCAGTTCTTTACCGTCGGGTTGTTGTAGCCCGAAATCTCAGAGCGAAACTTCGAGAGCCACGGATCGCCAACGCCAGCGCGACGCGCAAGCTCGCCCGTCGGCAGTTCGCAGCGTCGCAGCAGGTAGCGAGTACGCGAAAGCAGCCGCGGATAGCGGCGCAGAATTTCGGAGCGGGTCGGCATGGGCACCTATTCTAATCACAGTCGGAAAGCTGCTTCAGGCTGTTTTTACGAGAAGTTGATAGGTAGAAGCAGCTCAAACGCCGCTAACGCTATGTAATGTAAGAGGTTATAGTCGATCAAAAAGGAGCTTTTTGCTGCCTATCAGATTATAGTATCTCTCTGGCCGGGACTCTCTCTCTTAGCACCCCCGGCGCGAGGAGAAACTGCACAATGACGACTCTCACTCAAAAGCAACTCTTTGCCGCTGTGCGCGCGCTCGGGTTGTCCATTCGCTGCGCCGACGGCGAGTACCGCATCGCGCACAAGCTCGGCCACTATCGCGACGCGTTGCTCGCACGCCAAGAAAGCGACGCGTACTACACGAACGATCGCGACGACGCGCTCGCGACTGCACGCGCGATGGCACAGCGCAGCACCAGCGGCTCATGGCTGCTCATCACAGATGTTAATCGCGTGTGCGTCGAGCGCGGCCATCACCGGCACGACGCGAACGTGTACCCGTGGCGCTGCGTCGATTGCGGCGCAACGAACGCGAAGGAGCAGCAGTCATGAGTAATCACATCGACACCCGCCGCGCCGTGCGCAACACCGGCAAGCTGCTCGGCCTGCCGCGCATGCCGCGCGTGCCCGGTGAGCAGCAGCAGCTCGAAAGGCTGATCGAGGCTTACCGGCTTGTCATCCACGCGCCGCGCCGCGATACCGCACTGCTTGAGCTGCTTGCCTCTGCGATTGACGCTGAGGCAGAGCGCACCGGCGTTGCCGACCGCACGCGCCTCATGCTGATCCTCACCGCCGCCGAGCGGGCGCAGATCGCCACGCCGCGCAAACTACGCAAGGAGTCCCACTCATGAAATCGCCCGACGCCAGAATGTTCCGTGACGACTTCATTCACGCCCTGCAACACAACCGGCTGGCGGCGCTGCGCACATTCGAGCAGCTCCATTCCGCGCTGACTGATCTGCTGCGGGTGTGCGAGGAGGAGCTTGACCCGAAGCGCACGCCTGAGATGGCGGCGGCGCGGCGGGCGCTCTCCGGCCAGCTCGACGCCGTTGCCGAGAAGCTCGCCGAGCTGCGCGACAGCGATCCGGCGCCGGGGGTGCCGCGATGAGCGACCCCCGCTACGCTGTTGTTAACGCACTGCACGCGCGCGGGTATCCGCCGCTCACCCGCCACGAGGCATATCGCTACGCGAAGTTGCTGCTGCGGCGGTTCGGCCATCAGGGCGATGCCTGCGCGAGCGTCGGGCGGGACATCGACCCTGCGCGCGTGCTCTTCGAGTGTGGCTGTCGCGCCCCGCTTGGGCGGCGCTGTTGGGCGAGCACGCGCCCCACCACCGGCACGCACAAGGGGCTCGGCCGCCTCATTCATGACGTGGGGCACATGGTGCATCGCTATCGCCATCCCCGCCTCATCCTGCGCGAGGACGGCACGCGCCTGCGCATGCAGCCACACGCCACCGGCGAGCACGCGATCGAGACCGAGATCGCCTACTACGTGCAGCACTCAACTGATTGGCTCACGCCGGTGGTGGTGGCGAAACGCGATGGGTTGATACGCACCGCGCAGGCGAACGAGCGCGACGCGCGATTGCTCACGCGGTGGGAGGCGAAGCGGCAGCGCGCCGAGCGGGCGATCCGCAAGCTCAAGGGGCGCATGCGCGCGCGGCAGCTTCGTGTGATGCGCCGGGCAGGTGGTGAGCCCCAGGGCGCTGCGGCGGAGTGACCAGCTTGCAGCGCGGTCAGAGCGCGCTGCGGGGTGCTCTCTCTGCACCGATAGGAGATTGTATGAAACAAGGTAAGACACTCCACGAGCTGCTCGCTCAAGTCCAACGCAACGCGAAGGCGAAGCGCGACTTCGTTGCACCGACCGGCGCCCTGCGCATAGTCGAGGCAAAGGGGTTTAAGCACAACGTCGCGTGTGTACTGCTACGGGACGGCGCGCAGGAGTTGGAGCGCTTCGAGATCAACGACACCGCTCACCAGCAGATCGCCGGGCACTTAGGAATCCCGGCCCGCTACTACGAACGGCTGCTCACCGATCACCCCGATCTAGTCATCACGCAGGTAAATGCGCTCTTCGAGCGCGAGCCTTCGATACGGCTGGTGCGCACGATCGACAATCACGTGCGCGCTTTCCTCAGCGATCGCTACCAGCGGCTCGACAACGATCAGGTGCTCGCCGAGACACTGCCGGTAATCAGCTCACGCGACTACGCGAATGAGCTGCTCTCCTGCAACGTCACGGATGAGAGGCTCGATATCAAGTGCGTATTTACCGACGAGAAGCTGGTGTTCGACATCGGCGCGCTCGACCCCACGGGGAAACCGGAGCAGATCAGGCCCGGCTTTCACATGGGCAACAGCGAGGTCGGCAAGGGGTCGCTGTTCATCCGTGGGTTTTTCTACCGCGCGTACTGCCGCAACGGCAACGTGTACGGCGGCACGGATGTGCTGGAATTCCGGCGAGCGCACCTTGGCGGAAAGCTGATCGAGGGCGTCAACTTTCAGGTGCTCTCAGATGAGACCCGCCGGTTGGACGACAAGGCGATCATGAGTGCGGTATCCGACGTCATGCGGGCGCTCGGCTCTGTCGAATTCATGGTGGAAATGGCGACGAAGCTGCGCGCGCTGAGAACCGGCGGGGAGATCCTCAAGCCGATCGACGCCATGCCGGCCATCGCGCAAGAGCTGGATCTGAACGAAGCCGAGGCAAGCACGGCGCTCGAGGAGCTGATCCGCAGCCGGGACTATTCCCGGTGGGGGCTGCTCAACGCCGTCACGGGACTCGCGAATGAGGCGCAGAGCTATGAGCGAGCGACCGAGCTTGAGAGCCTCTCGCAAAAGATCCTCACTCTACCGCTAGCCCGTTGGAATCAACTGCGTGAGTACGTCCCCGTCGCGGCGTAAACGCAGCACTCTCAACAGAGCGCCTCAAGGAGGGGCGCTCGATTGAGGGCGCAGACAAAACACAACACTGGGAGTGAATCACATGAGGACGCACAATCATGAACATCTTTATCGCAATCGGAACGGCGACCATTCTGGCGAGCTACGCCTATATGCCGTGGCAGAAAACCAGGGGCTTGATGCACAAGCCGCTGCCGGGGATCTTCGAGGAATATCGCTCCGGGCGCATGGGCAGCCGCCCCGCGTGGTCGTGGGCAATCCTCGCGCTCGGCGTTGGGCTGTGTGTCTTGGGTTACTGGCGGCAATGGTCGGGTCAGTAGCGCACGCCGCCTACCAGTCGAACGTCGCACGCTCCGTGATGGGCAGTACGCCCGCGTTGGTGGACGCCAAGTTCGCCTCGGTCATCAATCACAACATGACGCTGCCGGGCGCCGGCACCGTGCTCGCTCATCTCAACACGGCCGAATGGCAGGCACTCGCCTACAGCTACCAGCGGGTCGGCGGCTCTCTCGCGACGCTCGACTCGATGGTGGCCGTATCCGCGCCGGCGGTCTATCTGCACTACAAGGCCGTGACTCGCGGAGCGAGCGGCACCCCGCCGTTCGTTCCGCCCTCGACTGGCATTAACAACACGCTGCAGGAAATTTATCTCGACTTCCGCACCGCCCCGTATGGCGGAGCGACCACGGCGAGTGCGCTGTTAGAGACGACCGTGTTCGCTGCGGTGCTGCTGCAGGGCAGCTATCAGTTCGGAGAGACCGTCGGCAACGGCCTCTCATGGCTGATTCAGAAGTATGACCCGGCGCTCGACAACGCGATCGGCGCCGATATCGCCTGGGTAGTCAATCTCGTTACCAACATCGGCAATGGAGTCTCGAAGGGCTTTTGGGAATGGCAGCTCGATAGCACATTCTTCCAAGTGCCGCTCGATGATCTCGGCAGTTTCGCCGACGGCTTGGGCGACTTCGGCGTGCTCGATGACATCAGCATCGGCGATGTTGAATTGTGCATTAACCCCGGCGACTGCTAGCGCCATTGCAGAAGGAGCTGACACATGCGAACCCTTGTCGATTGCGACTGCGAAGCACGCGTACACCCCGACGGCTCGGGCGTCGAGATTGATTACTGCTCGACTCATGAGGCTGCGCCCGATCTGCTGGCAGCGCTGCGGGACTGCGCTGATTACCTGCAGGCGTCAGTCGATGAGGGCGCTGACGATGACAGTACGCCATTCCTAGCCGCAGCTCTTGCTGCCATCGCCAAAGCGGGGAGGCGCCGATGAAGCGCCGCCACGGCACGGTAGGGCGCCGCATCCGCGGCCGCAGGCCGATCACCTATGTCGACGTGCTCAAGATCGCCGACGCGGTGATCGCTCTGCGGCAGGCGCGTAATCTGTTGCGTGAGGCGCGAGCTCCGAACGCGCGCCGCTACACCGCGGAGGCTCTCAAGTCCGCTATCGGCGCTCACAATCACGCGAGCCGCATGTGGCGGCACTATGGCGATCCGAGCGTGCCGCATCTCTCGCGCGCTGTCCGCGAGCGGTTCAACTTGGGCACGACGAGGGCGCGGCCGTGAGCATCGTCACCGAACGCACGCACGACCGCACGCGCTACTACACCGGCGACTCGCTCGGCTTCTCCAACTTCAGCCACAAGCTCGACGAGGCGAAGCAACTGAGCGCCACGCAAGCAGCGAAGCTCGCGGCCGCTCTCAACGCACGCGCCAAGATCGCCGACCTCGAAACCACTTGCTGCTATGAGGTGCAATCATGAACGGAGTACCCACCGGCGCCGGCAACTATCCGCCGGGCGTCACCGACGCCGATCCGCATTTCGGCGCGCTCGATGACTTCACCAGCGAACACCCGCGCGCCGAGCGCGTCACCGTCTGCGATGACTGCGGCCGCACCTGCTATACGGGGGAGCTGGCGAAGCAACTCGCGCAGATCGAGCGCCTCGGCGAGCGGCTCGACCCGGGCGCAGAGGTGCCCGCCGGTGAGTGCATGTGCGGCGCCCTCGCCTACCTGCTCGCCGAAGAGCTGGCGCCGCGGCACTTCAGCGACGAGGAGCTGCACTACGACCCCGCGGAGCTGATCGACCCGCACACGGAGGGTGATCTGTGAGTGCCTCTGAGCTTATGGTGCGCGGGCCGCGCGGCCGTTACCGCCGCGCCGATAAGAGCGAAGTCTGCCTTGCCGCTGCACAGTACTTGGTCGCCGAGACGCGCGGCAGTTACCTCACTCGGCCGGGGCAGGTGCGTGAATTCCTGCGGGTCGCTCTCGCCGGCCGCGATGATGAAGCGTTCGCCGCCGTGTGGCTCGATGCGCGTCACCGCGTGCTCGGCCTCGACATCCTGTTCACGGGCACGATCGACCGCGCGGTGGTTCACCCGCGCGAGATCGCGAAGCGCTTCCTCGAGCGCAACGCCGCCGCCGCCTACGCCGCCGCCGCCGACGCCGCCTACGCCGCCGCCACTCGGCGTGCTGACGCACGCCTCGCTTGCTACGAGCGCATGAGTGAGAAGCTGCTGGAACTCATGGCCGCTGCGCCGCTGGTTCCGTACTTCGCGAGGGCTGCATGACCGAAGCTCACCGAACTATCGACCAGCAGCTCTTACGTGCGGCCAAGGTGCTCGCAGTTCTGGCTCTACAGTCTCCCCGGTACTCGCTCGATGGGGAATTTCAGCAGGCCGTAGACGACGTGCTGCATCTGGAGCTGCGGGCCGAGATCGAGCGGCTGCGCGCGGCGCTGGAGCGGATAGCGAACGGTGCCTTCACGGTTAAACCGGGAGCAACATTCGATGATGTGCAGGCTATCGCCAGCGAAGCCCTGCAAGCCGCACAACCGGACGAGATAGGTAGCGCCGGCACTGGCGGCGTCACGCTGGCTCAGATGGCCGAGAACATCAAGCATGGACTCGACCCATACACCGGCGATGTGCCTCAAGCCGCACAACCGGACGAAGCACAGCCAGATGCTAACAGGCTGCGCTCTCTACTGCGGTCCTGTTTCCTAGACGAGCACCACGCAAGTAAAGCGCTCTACGACGAGATTCGAAAAGTAGTAAACGCTCACGAGACGACAGCGGAGCAGCGTTGATCCATTACCACGGTCTGCCGATGACTCCTGTGTTAGCAATGCTCCGCGCCATGAAGGGCCGGCACGCGATGGTGAGCTTTGAGTCGCCCGAGCAGCTCCCTGAGGCCGTCGAGATTTGCCAGTCGGTGGCGCTAGATAACGGCGCCTTCAGCGCGTGGCGTCAAGGGAAGGCTTACGACTTCGACGGATACGTGGAGTGGTGCGGGAAGTGGCTCAAGCATCCGGCCGTCGATTGGGCGATCATCCCCGACGTGATCGACGGCGACGAGGAAGCGAACGAGCGCCTCCTGTGCCAGTGGCCGCACGGCAAGCTAGGTGTCCCGGTGTGGCATCTGCACGAGTGCCTAGAGCGGCTTCAGCGCCTCTGCCGTCAGTGGCCGCGCGTGGCCTTGGGGTCTAGCGGCAAGTGGAAAGATCCCGGCTCTAAGCCCTGGTGGGACCGCATGGCGCAGGCTATGAGGATAGCTACCGACGCCGATGGGATGCCCCTCACGAAGCTCCACGGCTTGCGGATGCTGCGAGCCTCGATCATTTCTCACATACCTTTCTCGTCTGCGGACTCGTGCAATAGCTCCCGCAACGTGGGCTACGACAAGCGGTGGGTCGGGACGTACGTGCCTGCCTCGAAGACAACGAAGGCAATAGTGTTGATTGACCGCATCGAATCTCACGCCACGGCGCATCGCTGGAACGGTCAAGCCGCGGGCGTGCAAGAGAATTGGGAGTTGATTGGATGAGCACAGAAGCGCGGACATCGGAACCGAAGCTCTCTGCTGAACTGGCTCATGGCTTGGGCCAGCTCTCATCGAACACCCGGCAGCCTGCGATCACGCTTTCCCACCGGCGCTTGAAGTCGGCTACGGCTGCGCACCGATAGGGAGAACCGCGAATGAAACAACTGCGACTCTTCGTCGATCGCTTTCACCGCTGGCGCACGCTGCGGCGCAAGCTCAGTCACAACCGCTGGCTGCGCACGAACCGCGTGCTCTACGTCTATGAGGGCAAGACGTCGCGGCACTCTGACGGATGGGGCGAGCCCGGCACGGATGAGGTGCCGGAGCACTATCTGATCCAGACGCAACACGCGATGATGGTGACGGGGCTGCTCGTCGCCGATCT